TTTGGACCAAGTTTGTTAGCATTAGTATCTGTCTTTGTAGCAGAGTAACCTAACTTTTTCCACAAATAGTCAACTTTTTGGTTGTCTGAAATTGCCATTAATTGTTACCCTCTGCTACTTCTAAAGCGGTAATGCTTTCTCCGCTACTCAACGCAATACGAACAAGAACTACGTTACCTGTAGAGTTGCTCATGTTTTCTGTTCCTAATGTCATTGTGTAGTAGGTATTTAAACTACTGCCAGCAATAATTCTATCTGCTCCAGTTAAAGCACAGCCATTGCTACCATTACCGCCACTATTTGTGTCAGCACCAGGAATTCCTGAACCAGCATATTGTGTGCTACAATCTAACCATCCGTTTAGCGTCGATGTATTATCGATTGCAGTATTAGGTGCAGCAATCCAGCATCCCGAAATGCCAGTGGACGATACGATTCTTACCGAAAAGTTCGCTACTGCTTGTCTACGGAAAGCAAATGTAAAATATTGTGTTCCTGTATCTGCACTTCTATCCGGACCTACTGGTAAATAATTTGTGCTATAGTCCGTAGTGTCATGCTTTAGTACTCCAAGTCTAACAGTTGCTTCTTTAGTTCCAGCAACGCCCGGATCACTTAGTTCAGTATACACATTATTCGTATAATAATTTATAGCGTTACTAACCGCTGGTGTGTTGGTACTAGCAGCGTTGAAATCAAAAATTCGTACACCGTTATCTACATATACTCCGTTACCTAAGTCAACTGATACAGGGATAGAGATCTCGTTAACGCCTGATTGTGATGATTTATGAACTTGTACATTAACCGCTAAATCGTCAGTGTAATCAGTTGTTCCGTTAACATTTTTTGCTAACACTTTAACACGACTTACTGTTCTAACTGTACTTGACGTAATGGGTATTGTTAAGTTACCGATAGCATATGGTGTTGAAGTTCCAATGTTAACCTTTGGAATACCTCCTGATAGCATAGTCGTTGCACCGTCAATATTTGCATAACTGTAAAAAGACTCAACAACAGCGTTTGCCGATGTACCTTCTTGATTAGTTCCATCATTAACTTCAACAATACTTGCTTGGTTAGTGTAGCATTGTCCAACTAAGTTTGAAATTAAAATACCCGATAATGTTAAACTAGGACTTCCACTATTATAATACGGGATTCCTGAAATATATCGATAAGTCCCACTGACATTTTCTGTTAATGTAGCATTGCTAATATCTACAGTAGGTATTGCTGTTAAGTCATCTTTAACAAACCCAACAGGATCTGTTGACTCGCCTGCTGAGTGTGTTATTTGAAAACTGTTCACACCAACTGAAATGCTACTAGCGGTTTTTGATACTTTTGCTTTGAATCCAGAAAATGCACCTGGATAGTAAATGCTATTATCAAACGATACACTATTTCCGTAACTATCTAACAGGTTATAATCAGCAACTTCTGTGATAACAAGACTCGTGTTGGTAACTGGTGTTAATGATGCTGATAATATAACTGAGCCATCTGTATTTCCATTAACTTTAGCACTCAATGTTCCAGATTCTGGATTGTATGTATACGATGTTGTCACAGTAGATTCAATATCACCAGTAGTCGCTACTGTACGATTAACATCATCGCCTGCTGAATATATTGCAACAGATGTATTATCAGTGAATCCTACTGCCAATCTTGGATTAATCCCAACAGATCCTGAATATCCAATTGAAGTTTCCGTTAAACCATACGGAGCAGTTGGATTGCTTGCGTATACTTTTAAACGTACTGTGTTACTAGTAGGTATTACAGCAGGATCTGCGGTGTTGTGGCTGTTTAATGTTAATTGTGTAGTGTCTTTTCCGTTACCTGAACTAGTTCCTGCTCCCCATGTATGTTGTAAGCGTGCGCCTGCTGTGCCACCAGCAGCAGAATCAGAAACAATACTAGAATCTGCGCTGCTGTCACCCCATGCCATTGAATAATCAACGGTAGCAGCACCAATATTAGTTGTGTTGTTATCAAGGTATAGACTTTCGCCTTCGATAACATATAAATTGTTTCCACTTAGTGCTGTGCCACCCGTAGGAGTTCTATAAAAATCATAACTCACTACAGGATCTGCCGTGTAAATAATAACATAATCATCACGTTCTTTACTTACAGAACTTCCTGTACCAGTTCCATTTGAATTATATGCTGTAACAGTTACAGCATACGGTGATCCGGCATTTGACGAATATGTATGTGTTGGTGTGCTGTTAGCAGTTCCGGTTGTTGTAGTTCCATCACCCCAGTTAATTGTATATCTGTCTGGATTGCCATTAGCCGTAATAGTTAATGTAACTGCTGTTCCTGCACCGCCTGCTGTCGGACTTGCAGTAAAATCAACATTAGCAACAGCAGTATTGTTTATTATGTTTGCTGCTAATTCATTTAAGTCGTCGATTGCATCCGTAACAACTGTTGAATTTTGCCAATTATTAATTGCTCCTGGAGGGAATAGAGACGTATCTGATGGATCTCCTAGCGTAATGTCGTGTCCTGTTGACACAGAACCTACATCAGTCCAGTATAAATTACCGCTGCCGTCAGTCGCTAGAATGTAGTCACTTTGTTCTAAGTTTGTAGTGCCTAGCATTGCTGCGGTAATTCTATTAATAGCCATATTATACCGTCGTTGAGTTCAAGTTATGAATAATGTTAATTGGCACACTATTTGGAATAGCAGTAGTAAACGTAATATCGTAACTACCGTCAACTGTGTAATTTGTAGTTGGTATTTGATACACGCCGCCAACAAATACTAGAACATCTGTTGCGCTGGTTACAGTATTTGTCATTGATCCAAACACTACTGTTGATCCATCACCTGTAAAGTCGTCAACTACAACATTTGTTAATCCTTCAACAGCAAGCAACTTAAAGGCACTCCCGTCAAATACTTCTAGTGTACCTGCTGTTGTATTAAATCTAAAACTACCAAAAATAGGTTCATCTGGTCTGTCAGAACCAGGCCCAGACGGAATTACAACCTGTCTAGAGTTACCAGTTCGTCTATTTTTGAGAAACTGTCCAATTGGCACGTTAATTAGATACTCGTATAGCTAAAAACTGCGTTAACTGCGGTAGCGGTATCTGAAGCAGCATAAATTGCATCGCCGCTTTCAAGTAAAATCTTTTCGCCGGCTGTATACAAATTTAATGTATCACCTGCTACAATAGATTCTGCGTCTAAAATCATGTTTTGATCTGTTGCGCTGCCACCATTTGGAACAATATGTAGTGTTAAGGTTGCCGCTGAACCAATATAATTTGTAAATGTTGCCCATGTTACAGCAGTATTACCGCTGCTTGTGTAAACTGCGGCTGGGGTAGTTTGTGCTACTGTTGCTGTTGTTATTGCCATTGTTTAATCCTTAAAAAATAATACCGTAAACGATTGCTTTTGCTTTTGATACAAGTTCGTCGGCAGTTGAACTCGTTTTAAAATATAAACCAGTTCCGCCAGAACCTTCTGTTTTGTGGTACAGCAAGTTATAATCTGCTTGTGCGGTTGGATCGCTTGCTAGTTTATCAAATGCTAGTTCTGTGCTTTCAATCTTGACAGTACCGGTACCATCTGGAGCAAGCACAATGTCGCCGTTAGATACCGAAACAATTGATTGACTGTTAACATCTAAATCACCACCCAGTTGTGGAGTAATATCATCAACTACATCTGTTAACCCGCCACCAGCACCAGTAGTCAATACATCGCCAATTTCAGTTACAGTACCAGTTGATGTGTTAACCGTGCCAATAACCCATTTGTCTGTGGTTTCATTAAAATAAAAAACAGATTTATCCAAACTGCCACGGTCAACTTCAATGCCTGAATATGTTCCAGCACTTACACCTGATCCTGTTTCACCTTCATTAAGTAAAATAAATCTGTCTTTTAGTGAAAGGTTACTTTCAGTAACTGTCGTTGTGTTATAATCTCCAGTAACTTGTAAATCACCGCGAATTAACACTTGGTCTGTTGTAAATATAATCTGGTTTTCAGTACTACCAGCCAGATTAACTGTCTGAATTTCATAATCACCAGTGATACGTTTAACTGTGAGCGACATAGATTAGTTCCTTTATGTGTATTTATACTCATCCTGAAACTGGTCCACTGGTATCTCGGTGTAATTTCGGCAACTCTTCCAATCAATGTTAAATTGTTGACTGTAACCATTGACCACTCTGGTAAAAATTACGTCTGGATTTTCGTGCATGATTTGTTTGATCTGATTCATCCAATTTCCACCAAATGTGGGCTTATCTGTGGATTTTTTATAGAATTCGGTGTCTGCGTAAACATTGTTAAACAAGCCATTAACACTGCCAAAATCAAATCCCAACAAAAATATCTGTTTGTGGCTGTCTTTCACAGCCAGATTAACAGCGTTGGGGCCACTGCTCATGCCTTTGTATTTGGCATCCAATGCGTGTGCGCCACTGTCTGAAAATGGTCGACGTGTATAAAATCTGTTATTTTGTGCGTATCCAGATTCCTGAATTGCACGACTAATTCCTGGATCAGTTGCTACTAACACAGTTGGTGTAAACTCACGATACAGAGCATTGCATCCGTAGATATCACCGTGATTTTCCAGTTTGTATAAATTAATCCCTTTTCGGCTAACGCCGTTGCCAAGCACAAATGCAGTCATAAAAAATCCCTCTAAGTGTATGTATCTTAGAGGGATATTAGTCAAGTAAAATTATCTTAACGTTAATTAAATATTAACCCCAGGTATAATCGTTATCAACCTGAACGATTTCCACGTACAGATCTTTGGTACCTGATTTAATAGTTTCAGCTTGTGTGCCCACGGATGAATCAGCAAAGTCAGTGAATGATAATGCACGTTGTACACCATCGAAGCCGACGCCCCATTTGTTGCTGATACGTGCCAGACGAATTACACCTGAATCTGTTTCAATAACAGACACAGTCATGGTATCTGCGGTCAAGCTACCATCTGCCAGATCGCTCAGCACACATGTGCCCACGCGAGCTGCTGTGCCAGTACCAGTACCAGCGCCAGTTGCAGTAAAAATTGTACCTGCTGCATAGGATGCATCAGCGCCAATTGCCTGGAAATCAGTATTGCCTGCTGTCAAAACGATATATGATTGGCCGACAACAAAGCTACCAGCACTTACGCTAGCGGCGTCAGTTACCAAAAACTTCTTGGCACCTTTCTGACGAATAATGTAACCGTCTGCTTCAGAAGCAGAACCAATTTTAACGCGAGTTTTGATTTGTGCACCAGTTAATGCAGTGTTACCACCAACTACGCCAATATTGTACAGATCAACCCATGGAAAACCAGAATCAACTGTGTTGGTTTTTTGTGTTTTTAATGCTCTTGCCATTTGTTTTCTCCTTAATGTGACGTTCTAGGCCATACGCAGTGGCAAAACTGCATAAGTTACTATGAACAATATTATTTATGATGTACACTCAATAAAAAAGCCCCTTGCGGGGCTTTTTTGTTAGTAATAGTAAAACTATTAGCTGAACGATAGGTTGCTTACGCCGATTTCGCTGACGTAGTCGCCTGCGTTACCTAGCGAAGAAGCAGTGTTGCTTAGTTCAACATATCCGTAACGAGTCATGAAGCTCACAACTGGTTCGAAGTTTTGTGGATCTAGTACAACGCCGCTGCTCATCAATGGAATGTATGGGCAGTAGAACGCTGCTGCGTCTGCTTCTGAAGAACCTTTATAGCCAACTAGTACAGCTTGGGTGTCGCTAGCATAGCTGTCAACGTATACCTTCATTGCGCTGTTTAGTGTACCAACAAACTTAGTGTTAGTCGGAGCTTCAAAAGCACCTTCAGTAGTACGAGCAAATGCTGAAGTAGTAGCACTCTGTAGAACAGTTAGTGCTGCTGGGCTTACAACTGCCCAGTTACCAGCACCGCGACGTGTACGTTGAGCGATTTGGTTAGCAGCACGGTTCATTAGAACTGCTAGAGCTGCGTGCTCATCACCAACGAAAGTTGCAGTACCACTAACAGTGGCTTGGTTGTATGTGAAGTCCTGTGCAGCTAATGAACGTAGGCTGTATAGGATTTCCTGGTCGATTTCAGCAGTGATTTCTTGAGCTAGTGCAGCCATGATTTCTGCTTCAACATCTAGACCATGCATTGCTTGTGCATCTTGTGCAGCTTCGAAAGTCCAGCGAGCTTGTAACTTACGTGTACGAGCTTCGACTGTTTGCTTTAGAATTTGTACGCTGATTGAACGGCCGCCAGTACCTTCTAGAGTAGCTGTTGGACCACCACGGTAATCAGCTTGGGTAGCACCAGTACCAGCAGAATATGCAGTAGCAATCTTGAATGGGCTTAGAGCTTCTTCGCCTGCTGTGGTATCAGTGTTAGTACCTGAAGTGTCGTTCATTGTAGTAGCGTAACGCACACGTAGAGTGTGGATCTGACCTACTGGACCAGTCATTGGCTGAACACCAACAATTTCGTTAGCAATAACGGTTGGCATTACACGGCGGATAACTGGTAAAATTACACGGTTAAGTGTAGCAACGTTACCAGATGCGGTTGCACCTGCGGTTGCACTTTCTGTTAAATGGCCGCGAGTATTTTCTAATACTGCTGCCATGGTGTTGCGGCGAGAACCAGCTAGGCCTTCTAGTAGGGCTTCTTTGGTCTCGCTCCAACGGCTTTCTAATAGTTCTTGTGACATTTTATATAATCTCCAAATTGCAACTTAGATTAAAGCCCCGCCAACTTTTTAATGCTGATGATGTTGTCGTCTTGCGCAACTTCAGCTTTTGTTGTAACGGTTTTATCGCCAGTAACTTCTTTCTTGGATTCAGTTAGTGTAGTTTTTTCAGACTTAGTAACTTTACCTTCGGCTAAAACTGCTGGCAAATACTTTTCAAATGCAGACTGTAAGCGAGTAGTCTGCACATTTTCTAGAAGGCTCTTCATAACGCCTGCTTTACTTTCGTTTAGCGGAGTTAGTAGTTCTTCCATAATACGAGCACGTTCATTAGTTTCCTTAATTAAACGTACTTCGCGATCCTTTGATTCAACTAGCTTCTTAGCTTTAGTTGTCATTTCAACGGCTTCAGCTAACTTCTTGTCTTTTTCTACAATAATGTCGTGTAGCTTACGGATTTCGGCATTCTCATTTAAGTGAGTTGTGCCAAATTCAGCAGCAAACGCTTCGAAAATACGACGACCAAAGTTGTTCTCACGAGCAACTTTGATGTCTTCGTGTAGAGCAGACAATTCAGTTGATAGATGCTTGGCCACTACGCCCTTAACCTTGGCAGCAGACTCAGCAACAAAATTCTTCTTCAGATTTTCTAGCTTATCTTTTGCTTCAGCAACTAGACGTACTTTAGACTCAACTAGGTCACGCTTGTCTTGTGCAAATTCATTGATTTCCTTAGCTAGAGCCTTCATTACAAAGTTCTCTAGTTTAGCAAAACCTTCTGATTGGATTGCACGATCTTTACGTAATTCGCTAATTTCTTCAGCTAACTTAGTAACCATAAAGTCGTTAAACTTACCGGCACTTTCAGTCATTTTGCTTTGGAACTTAACGCGATCTTCAGCTAAGGCAGCTTTTTCTTCTGCTAGAGCTTCGATTTCACTAGTTAGGCCTTCTGACACCATGCGATCTAATGCTTCAACCATTACGCTTTTATCGTGTTCGTAGCGTTGTGCGAACTCTTCGCGTAGCTCTGCGCGAACTTCTTCACGAGCTTCGTTGATTTTTTGTTCCCAAGCCTCATTAAGCTCAGTACCAACTTCTTCGCTAATCAGTCCGCTTTCAAGCAATGGTTTAATTGCATCAAGCATTTCGTAGTCTCCTAACGTAATTTGAGGTCTTGAATTAATTTCTTAACCTCTTCTTTTAAATACTTCTGTACTTTATTGTCAACACCTGCTTCCTTTGCCATCTCGTGCAATCTATGTCCGTGCTTCATATTCATCAAGCCTTCATAAATTGCAGTTGGGTAAGCATTTGGCGCACTTGGTTGAGCAACTACGTCAACGGTAACGATTTCAAAGTCACTAACGTGACCATTACCTTCGTTAACGTTACCGCTACCACGCGACGAAACTCCTAATTTAACTCCACTTTCCAGCATTGTTGTAACTAGTTGTCCCATCGGTGTTGGTAAGATTTTCATTTTACCATAACCATTTGGACCGTCCATCCACATCTCGGTAATCATGTGGCTTACACGATCCAGGTTAATCTTCAAGTCATCTGGGTGATCAACTTCACCAAGCACACTGTATCCACCTGTGATTTGTTCATTTAAGGTTGAAACAGCTTTTTCAATTTCATTCACTGGATACACTCGTTGATTGGCGTTCTTTACACCACCCTGGATGCAAATACCTTTCATGTAAAGGTTCTTAGAAGAGCCTTCTCCGCTGCTTTCGATAACAATCTTAGCAGCATCAAAGGTTAGGTTCTCTTTTAAGTATGCCATACCTTTCGGTGTCCTTATAGTGTGCTTTTGGTGTTAGTGCCTGACTCTTCGCCTTTCATTTTGGCTTTGGGAGCAGAACTTAGTTTGTCGATATGAGTTGTACCGCCCATGTCTTTGGCAGTTGGGGCAGTGCGACCTTTTTCTTCACCTGAACTCATTGTTGGTTTTGCTTCAGCACCTGCAGCACCGGCATTAGCAGCCACAGTTGACTTCTTGTTTACTGTGCCTTCTTCGCTTTTAACTGGAGCAGGGGCAGCTTTTAGTGCAACACCTTCTTCCAGGGCTTCTGCATCTGCATCTTCAGAAACTTCTTCATCAGATTCAAACATGCCTTCCATTTCTGGTTCCATGTCCATGTCAGCATGTTCTGGTTCATCAGCTTCGTCAGCCATCCAGGCTTCAAATTCTGCCATTAGTTCTTCCATGTTGTCTTCTAGATCAACAACACGATCTTCTAATTCTTCAACTTTGTCTTCGCTTTCGCCTTCTTCTTCGTCAGCGTCTGATTCTAGTTCGCCTTCATCGTCGCCCATTTCAACGTCCATTTCCATGTCGTCTTCAGCTTCAGCAACGCCTTCTTCGTCAGTTTCGATATCGTCGATTAGATCATCAACTTCATCTTCTGCCATGTCTTCTTCAGACATTAAGTTTTCGTAAATTTCACGAGACTTCTCAACCACGATTTCGTGGAATAGGTCTTGTGCTTTTGAATCTTCGTCATTGATGACGTATTCAATTAGCTTCTCAAATTTGTTCATGTTTTGTTCTCCAATAAAGTATGGCTTTGTGTGTATTGTATTTACAATAACTTACAAAAATGTGTGTATATAACACCAAAAATGGCAAGAAACACAAGAAAAGTCAGAATTTACTACTAGATACAGTCAGTTCTGCTTACATTGGTGGCTGCATTGCTTCTGCAGGTACAGCATATTGTTTTTGAATTTTCTTTAATTTTTCTCGATATTCAATGTTTCTTAAGTCAAGCATACGGCGCAGTTTATTAATCTGCTTTAGTGTTAAACGAGTTTTACGTGTGGCATCGTCGTCAAGTTGAGTGTTATCATCTTGAACATCTTGGTAGCCAGATACTGCTTGATCAAACATTTCCATCAAATTCATAATACTATTTAACCTTTATGCTTCTGGAGGGGGTGCGCCTGCCCCACCTAATGGTCCTGTGCTAGGCATCGGAGGAACTTCGCCAGCGCCAACTTCAGCTCCTTCTTCACCTTCTGGTGGCATTTCCATAGCTGATAGGTTACCTATGTCTGATTCTAAACCACCTGGCATGATACCTACTGAACGCAGATCCGAACCTTCTGGGCTCAGGTCTCCTTGCGATCCTTGTTCTTCGTTCCACAATTCTTCATTGCGAACAATTTCCTCCTCAGTTAACCCTAAGAAACGTTCTAACAAGAAACGCTTACTCATATACGGTAGTTGCTCTAGTCCTTGGAATGTACCAACACGAGCAGAATCCATCTCTGCTTGGCGGAATGTAGCAAAATTTTGCGGAGAGTTAAACTTTAAATCAAATAATCCTGAATCAATATTAAAGCCTCTCCAGCGTAAAAACATCTTAAACTCGTCATCAAGTGTAGCAACAAGTGTATTTTGTAGTCGTTGGCAGTATTGATTAAAACGATATTCTTGAATTAGTGCCGTTCCCACACGCCCATCACTTAACGGAGTCGCTGAATCGTCTGGACCAGTTGGTAGATAACTGCTAGGCACACGTAATCCACGTGCCATTTTGTTATTAAAATACTTTAAATCATCAATCTGACCCAGGTTTTCACCTCCTGGCAGTGTTTCAACACTGGATCCACGACCTTCAGCAGTTTGTGGGAAGAAGTAATCCTCATTGATTGATAATGGATTGTATGTGGCATCCAGCGCACTGGCACCACCATTTTTGGTAGGAATACGACGCTGATGAATTTCATTTTTAATACGTTCAACAAAACTCATAGCCATGTGACTTGGCATGTTACCTACATCAATTTTAAATACACGGCGTTCAGGAGCTCTCTGAATACGATAAATCAGAATAGCATCTTCGAGTAATTCTTTCTGTTTGAATACTTTAAAAATGTTTTCCAGAATTGATTGCCCAAAAGGCCAAAAGAAATCTAACCCTTCTGTTAAACTTAAATGAACAACATGTTTAGCATCAACAGCACTTTCGTTCATTGCTGTTTCAAATCTTCCTTGAGCTCCTGCGCCGGTTGAATTAGGTATATTATAATTGTACTGTTGCCCATTGGCACTAGTTGGAATATTATGCTGAAAGTCATTTGTTGACTTTTGTGCTACGGTTAAGTTTTCAAAATTAGGGTTAATGTCCCGAATAACATATTGTTCTGGACGTTTGCCTTCACTTTCGTTTACGATGACTCGTGAAACTTTGGTTGGTTCAATCCAGAACAGTTCAAATGTTTCTGGATCACGAATAAAAACTTGATCGCCATACTTTAATGTATTGCGAAACAATTTAAAAATACGCTTGTCAAATTGATTTAGCTTGGACCATTGCTTTAGTTGTTGTCTGATAATGTTTACTTCGTTTTCGGTTGGCTTTTCGTTAAAGTTAATTTCAAACGCTGTGCCATTTTGTTCGTTTTCTTGAGTACAAAACTCTGCAATAATATCTAAGCACGCATTAATTTCTGAGTCCATGTCCATGGCTTCGTATTGATTATAACGCTCAACACGATTTGGGTGTCCTGTGTAAACTTCGGGCAGTACACTCTCATAATTTCTAAATGAAAAGTTTGGCGAATTATTTGAAGTTGTAGCGCCGTTGCCCAGTGGACTAAATCTACCAGATGTATCTGCTGCTCGGAAATGCTTTTTGTAACTCATGTCACTATTTAGCTGTATCTGGTGCGGAATATCTTTTCGTTAACGTCTGTGTTACGTTTTAATTCTGATACCATGTCATCCAGCTTGGCTAATTGTGCAGACATCATTTGCAATGCTGCTGATGAATCACGAGAATCAGTTATTTCAACTGGAATTTTACGTGTCGAATCAAGTGGTATTACAGCTTCAGTGCCATGCAAAGTAGTCTGATACCCTGATCGAGGACCACTAACCACTGCACCTCTGGCCTGACCGGCTTGTGGTGCTACTGGTGCAGTTAGACCTTGATTTTGTGCATCAGATACAGCAGATGCTGGCGGTTCTGTTACATTTGAGGTGGGTGCTGAAGGTGCTGCGGTGGTTGGCTGATTTGCACGATAAAAATCAACCAAACTGTCAATCACACGTTCACGGAAAGCACCTCGTTCAGCATCGTTCAGGAAAGGTCGATCCATTCTAGGGGTTTTGTACCCTTGTGCGCCACTGGTTTCTTCTCGGATTCTCTGATTGGTTTCTACCAGTGCGTTTTTAAGAGCATCTAATTTGTTAGCAAGATCAACAATTTGTTCTTCAGTTAGGTTTTTTCCTGTTGTTGGGTCAACACTGGATTCCAGAATTTGATTGGTTTTTGCAATCTCATCCACAATCATTCTGGCGCCAGTCAGACTTGGCGCTTCACCAACTGGTCCTTCAATGTTTCTGTAACGTAACTGATTGGTTGCTGCTTTGATGGCATTGGAAAATTCTTCAATAGTGGCTGTTACTACAGGCAATTTTAGAATTAATAAATCAACGTTGCTTGCTGCTTGTTCAAGATCTCCACGAGCTTTTTGTAAGTTTTTGGCATTATCGCTGGCATCTTTAACCTGTTGATCTTGTGCGTCACGTGCCCGTCTAGCAGCTTCAGCAAGATCTCCTTGTGCTGCCGTTGCAAACCCTGATGTTTCATAAAAGTTCACAAATGCATTGTTTGCATCACCAGTAGCTTTAACTAAACTCTGCTGATATGGGATTGTTTGCTGAATTGACTGTTGTAATGAACCTAACCCCTGTTCCAGGCCGATTTGTTTATTAATCACACCTTCAATTACACGGGTGCCTTGTCCCTGAGTGGTAATAAAGAATTTCTGTGCTTCAGTTGTACTAACAAATCCTGATGCTGCATCCTGAAATCCTTTTTGCAGTTCAGGGTAGTTACTGAGTGCCAGATTCATCATGCGTAGGTTTTCTGCCGCTTCGCGACCTTGTGTAGCTTCTACTTCACGTAATCTTGCGTTAAATCTGGCATTACGCAGTGCTGCATCATTCTGATCTTTTAATTGTTTGCGGCTTTGACCGGTTAACTTGGCAATGGCATCCAGTTCTCTGCCATATGCTATGGTTCCTTCAGTCAACTTTTGCTGATCCATGTAGCCTTGCAGACCCATTCTGCGCTGAATGTCTGCATATTGTATCATGGTATCTGATATTTCGTCAGCACTAAATCCCAGTCTACGTAAGTTTTGCTCGCTGATGGCATTTTCAGCGTTGGTTCGTTTCATAACACCAGCGGCATCAGTAAAACTGTCTGCCGCGTCACCAACTGTGCCACCCAGATGCGCTAACCTAGTGCTGTTTGACTGAACTAATTGTTGATATGTTTGCAGTGGTAATCCCAATTGTGCAAAGTTATCAACCATGCCGTCGATGCCTTCACCACTAATGGCACCAATTTGACTCAGTTGTTCAAATGATGAGTATGCACGATCAAACGATTCAATGATGGGTACTGTTGATGCTGAAATTGCATCACCAGCAATTCCCAGAGCACCACCAACATATGGAATCTTCTTTGCAAAAGCAGTTATGACACTGATTGTTCCTGAAATAACTCCACTTAGTTGTGAAAAATTAGTGGTTCCACGACTTAATCCTGCGGTTAGCCCTGGTATTGCACCAGCTAACTTTTTCATGTGTGTGCTTACACGGGCAGCTTCATCCAGTCCATCAGCAGCGCGGCCAGCTGATCGTGCAAGTCTGTCCAGTTGTGCCTTGGTAACACCTGGCATTTTTGTCATTTCCAGGATCAGATCTTCAATGCGATCTATCGCTCGTTCAGCTTTGTCATCTATATCGTCGTTTTCATCAGCCATATTTTATGTGCCATAAGTAGTTAATACACATATTTATAGAATAAAAATCTATGGAAAATAACCCTTTAACAACTTATTTTAGACGCCCTGCAATTTACATTAAACTGCCCAGTGACGGTCAATATTATGCCAAGGATACATTAAACATGACTGAAACTCATGAACTACCAGTGTTTCCCATGACGGCCATTGATGAAATCACCTATCGAACACCAGATGCGCTGTTCAATGGACAAGCCGTAGTTGATGTAATTCAGAGTTGCGTTCCAAACATCAAAAATGCCTGGGCAGTGCCCAGTGTTGATTTAGATTCCATACTAGTTGCCATAAGAATTGCAAGTTATGGGCACAGCATGGATATTGACACCACTTGTACAAAATGTGGTGAAGAATCCACATATGCACTAGATTTGCGTACCGTAATAGAAGGGTTGGCAGCGCCAGATTTCAGAACTCCTGAAATCATTGGTGATTTAGAAGTTTATTTCAGACCGTTAAATTACAAACAAATGTCAGAAAACAATGTACTTCAATTTGAAGAACAAAAACTGGTATCAGTCATTGACAATACTGACATGGATGACAAGCAAAAACTTAATATTCTTGCTGATGCGTTTCGAAAAATAGGCGAACTCACCCTAAAGGCAGTGGGCCAAGGCATTGCTGCCATTAAAACACCAGAAACAGTAGTACAGGATCGCAAACACATCGACGAGTTTTTACGTAATTGCGATCGTGAAGTGTTTGATCGGTTACGTGATCGTGTTATTAAGTTAAAGACAGAAAGCGAACTCAAACCACTTAACATCAAATGCACACATTGTGGTCATGAATATGCTCAACCGTTTACATTTGATATGTCGAATTTTTTCGGGTAAGGCTGCTCACGCTGGATTCTGACCAGATATCCAGGCTAGTGGATGACATGGAAAAAGAGTGTGTGGCCATCAAAGAAGAATCGCTCAGAATATCCTGGGGCATGCGCGGCGGAATCAGTTACGATCATGCACTGATGCTAAGTAATTCTGAACGTGAGAGCATTGGAAAACTGCTCAAAGACAATCTGGAAACAACCAAAAAATCAGGACTCCCGTATTTTTAATGAATTTAACCGAAGCAAAACAGTCAGTTATAGATTGGTTACAAAACTTTATCGAAGTTCCTCACCCAGCATTAGGAGGATTTCCACCGTGCCCGTATGCTAAACAAGCACGCTTAAAAAATCAAATTGATTTTCGTTTAGGCGGAGATCCGTATTTAGACTTGCTAATGTTAAGCAAAAAAGGTATGGAAAACTGGGAAGTTGTTGTTTACATATACGACCCAGAATTATGGGGTGCTGACGAATTTAATGATCATATCGACGCTGCAAACAACGGACCAATGAAAAATGCTGGGCTTATTAGCTTATCAGATCATCCTGGACATTACGAAGAACAAAATGGAGTTTGTTTTAATCAAGGAACGTATGCATTAAGCATTTGTGCTCTAACTAAAAATCTCGACGATGCTAGTGTGCAACTATACAAAAAAGGTTACTATAATGGATGGGATTCAGAATATTTAGATGATTTGTTTACAAACAGGAAGGATCCCAGATCATGATATATGCCCGTATACGACTGGCAGATACCAATTACAGCATTTTGGATAATTTTGAATTTATTGTAAATCCAAATCCAATTGAATTAGAGCGCATTTATAATACATATTGTGCTCATAAAAAATTCCGATCTGTAATGCCTATTTTTACCGAGGAATATTTCACAAATGATGTTCTAGGATATTATGATCAAGATAAATTGGTTGCATTTAGCTTAATGCGTGTTTATAATAATAAAAATGTAGAAGCCATTCAATTTGCATGGGATTATCAAAATCCTAAGCTACATTTAGGAATTTCTAGCTTACGAAGTGAATGTGCGTTTTATAAAAGTAGAGGGTTTGACTATTTGTACTTAGGCGAAGCTACCGAATACAAACGTCAAATTGACGGATTTGAAATTTTAGGACCAAGAACATAATGGACATTTATCATATTTGGGCTGAAAAGTCCACGGATATTTCGGATATCGATTGGGTTAACAACATGAAAGGATTTTTAGAACATCTGAAATCTGAAGGAAAATGCGAAGGCTATCGCATTACTCGTTGCAAAATGGGTTTCGCAAGTATTCCTGATTTGCCTGAATGGCATATCATGATGGAATTCAAGAACATGGCACAATTAGAAGAGGCGTTTCAGCGTGTAGCCCCTCTGGAAGGTGAACTGGAAACCAAACACAAATCGTTTAATCAATTTGTAGAGGATATCAAACACGCATATTATCGAGACTGGCCAGACACATTTGCATAAATAAATTTGTTACGCAATGTAACGTGCCCAAATCAAAGCCCCTGGTATGCCAAAGCTAGGGGCTTTTTCATGAACGCATGAATAAGAAAATGTGTTTCCAAATATCAGAATTTTGTCATATCACACAATAGATTTAATATCAGGAGATATGCTACGCATATCTAAGATTTCGCTTACGCTCAATCTTATTTTTTAAGACTCTGAATATTATGTAATAGTGTGATATCAATATGTAAGTGAAATAAATTTAATATGTTTTCTTGAACATATTTCGTCAGATAGACTGGTCAAACTTTACCCATCCGAGGGTAAAGTTAAACTAATTCATCTTTCGTCGAGTGAGCTAGCCAGCAATTATAAGAGATTAAAATGTATTTTATAATGATCATTTTGCGGAGGCGGTCAGCCGGTACCCCCTACTCTAGACTTTATTCTGACGGGAGTTTACATATAACTAATTGCCCGCTATATGCAAACTTGCTGTTGATTTTTTTTACAGAGCAGCATCTTTTAGCCTTTTTGTGTTGCCATACATCGATCAAACACGTTAGTGAACTACAAATAAGCGTTACAAAGTTCACAGGCATGTCGTGTTAGCGTCCTGTTAAGGATAGTGATTGATGTCCGTGTCGTTACCCACGATTTAGGTGTCCTCCTCACAACAGAGAGTGTTACCGCTTGTATTAACCGCCCCAAGCTAGACTTTTAACGATTTAGTATTGTGTTATGCACACAACTCATTCAGTTTGTCTGTGTTTTGCCTTATGCCTAAGAATGTGCCCAAATCTGTTACGATCCAAGGTCCTCCCAGGGACTCTGATAATGGACTGTAACAGGTGTAATTTTCTATTTTAAAATGTGCCTTATGCCTGTCTTCAAATGCCAAAAATGTGCCTTTACGGTTGAACTTCATGAATAATAAATTCACGTCGCCTTCGTCCGCTGCATCCAAGCACTGAGTTATCCAACCGTCAAGAACTTTGCAGTCGCCTGTATATAGTTGATGCCACGGAAATTCTTTATAACTTTTACACTCAGCATTAAAACGAGGAAAACTTAACGGAGGAACAATGTCTCCTTTAAGGACTCGTATAGTGCCTTCGTGTAAAAATTCTTTGCGAGCAGCATTTAAGCCGCCTACATACGCACCAGATCCTGGAACTCTAATAAAGGTTTCATTGTAGATTTCAGAAAGTCGTCTAGCAACATCTCTTTCCCAATTACTACCTTTTGCTTTCTGTGGACTTGGCACGTGCTTACTTATACCTTGTAATATATTCTGCTCAAAATTGTAATTTACCCACGCAGTAATTTCAAGCTGATACTCGTCAATTTGACTCAAATTAAAAATATTAGGCATCGGTTGTATCGTATGTTGTGAACCCGTTTTCTTTTACTACTGTTAATGTATTGTGTACACGTCCAATAAGTTCATCTTTGTGCGAAACAAGCCACACACTCTTAGAACGCTCGCGAGTCATGTGTTTTAAGATACCTAATGCGTTTTCAACACCTTGCGAATCTAGTCCATTGTCGATTAGCTCGTCAACAAATACAACATTAATTGGTTGGTATAGAGATTCCCAAACATCACGGAATGCCCATGACAAACTTAATATAAGTCTGTTACGTTCACCACGCGATAAGTTATCAAAATCCAAATCTCGTCCTAGATCGGTAATTTCTACAGAAAGATCATTTAAGAACTGTACTGTATGTCTTAATCCAATTTTGTCAAGATAATGCGTTAACCGAGAGTTTAGATACGCTAGATTCTGATCAATAATCTTTTTACGAATAAACGAATCCTTGTTAGTGAGCAATTTAAGCAAGAACTCTTGATGCTCTTGTAAATGTGCTAACTCATTTACACGATCATATGAAACTTCTTGTAACGCTTGTTCTTCCATTTCTGTAATTTGCTCACTATATGGGTCTGTTTCATTGCGACGTGTTTCTAGCTGCGCACGAGCAGTTTCTAGTGTATTTTTATGCTCCAATGCTTCTTGTAATGTTTTATAAAACGTTTGCGGCTTTGATCCAAGTTCGCCTAGTGCTTGTAATCCTTGATGTGCTTCGTCCCATTGACCTTCATTGGTAACAATTTGAAGTGCTGCTTGTTGTAGATCGCCTTCTTTGTCTGCTAAAATTTCTTCATGTTTAGCATCGTGTAACTCTTGACCGCACGCATGACACTTGTGATCCTTTAGTGAAGCAATTTCTTTTTCTAATTTTTGAATTTTAGTTCCAAGACGCTTATTCTCGGCGTCGATTGAGGTTTGATATACTTGTAGTGTATCAATTTGTGTTTTCTTTTCGTTATATGCATCAATTTCAGCAAACGCTTTTACTTCTGCTTCAATATCAATGTGTTCAAGAGCTTCAATGGATGCTTCATAATCGGCAACATCTTTTTGTTGATTATCTAACCACATACGTTGCCGACGTCTAACCGAATCGATTTGATCTTGAATACGTTGATTAGCATCCATAACTGCTTGAATACGCAACTCTTCTTCTTTTTTGAGGTCTTTTGTATTTTTAGACTGCTCTTTTAGTTGCTCTGCTTTTTCGGTGAGCAATGTGATGCCAAGCAATTGCTCGATAATATCACGCTGATCGTTGGCCCGCATACTGAGGAAAGGTTCGGTATACGTGTTCAAAGCCACAATATGCTTGAACATAGTGTGGCTTATACCTAGCAATTCCTCAATAGCTTTTTGTGTTTCTCGCGAATCACCCTGGGCGTTATCTGTTGATTCTTGTTCTTCATTTTCAATATAGAACTTTAATACGTTAGGCTTGCGCCCACGCTCAATTCTGTACTCTTTGCCAGCGTACTCAAACTCTACAGAGCAAAGCATGCCTTTAGAATTTGTTTTGTTAATTAAGTTATCTCGTTTAATGTTAGTCAGTGCTACACCGTAAAACGCATACGAAAGTGCGTTAATAATAGTAGTCTTACCTGTGCCATTACGAGCGCCATCGCCACCTAAGTCCATATTATTACCTAACACCAGGGTTAGATCATTGCGGTCAAAATGAACTGCTTGCGTAGCATTGCCTACGCTCATAAAGTTTTTAACGGTTAATGTGCGAATTGTTATCATTAATTTATTTGTTTATAATTTTGATAATAATTTTGAAATTGACTTTAGTTCTTGCTGCTCTAAGTCTTTTAAAATATTAAAATTATGATTCAAGATAGGTGTATACTCTAACACAAAATCTTTTATTTTGTCAATGGGCATTTGTGTTAATCGGGTTATTTCGTCAAGTAAAAATTTCATACGATACACTGGATCAACTATTTGGTCATAATCTTCATTAATAAATGGAGCAAAAGTTTGAAAACCTTTGCTGCATAAAAATTTTAGTGTGTTAGGTGCACCTACAACTAAAAACGGTCTTTTGTTAATTATAGGACGAATTATTTTTTCAGATATCCGCGGATATTTGTAATCGAACACGGTTTCGGTAACAATGTCAATACCAATTAATTGATAAAAGTCTTTGACAATATCATTATGTCTGTTAATATGATGTCCGTTAGCAGAGCCGGTGATAATGTTGTCTGAATATTTTTCATCAGTTGGTAAAGTGTTTAGCTCTCCATAGGTATTCCAATTTTCGTTAATTCTAGTAAATGGTTTAGTGTATATTCTATGTTTCATGATCACGTATTATTATAGGATGTTACAATTTTTTCTAATAGGTTATTATTTTTTAAAAAATGAAATAATCCGTTGCGATGAATTCTTTTTGCCCCCATCATGCATAACGCATGTTTTTTAATTTTAGCTGGATTAACATTAATATCTGGATAACAAAAATTATCTAGCATTAGGTCTGACGATGCGCTCATACAATTATCGATGATCAATGGTAAATCAAACTGATGTAATTTTTGAGGAATAAGGAATTTAAATTCTTCTTCGATACCTAAATGATCAGTTACAAAAATTACACGCCCTAACGAAATGTCAACTTCTTGGAATGTCCTAACAAGATTAAAAATAGATAATCCATAAGGGCTTCCAGGAAGATAAAAGTCTGTATCACCGTGACATATAACATAATAATCGTTGTGTTGAAAAGTTTCTTTTTTTGTTCTTAATAAAATCGAGCGAAGTTTTTCAAAATCATCATCTATAAGTATTAGACTGATATTAGCGAGAATATTAACATGCTTTGAAATTTCGCTAAGAAAGTTTTTTGTTACATTAGCCATAGTTAAAATATTCTATAATTTAGTGCCTTCATAAATTCCTATAAATTTCTAACAATAATTGCTTATTATAAAAATCAGAGTCTATATTTGTTAATTGTTCTGTGATAATTTGGTCAACTGAGTGAAACATAACGGAGTCTGATGAATCTAATTCGTGCTCTTGATTTTTAGATTTTGGCAAAAGGCTAATTTCTCTAACACCGTAACTGTTTACAAATGTTTCTTTAATAAAGTTTGCTTCTTCGTAACTTACATTAATATCCAAATTAACACGAACATACATATTAGGTTTTAGAATTTGGTCGGCATGATCGATTAACGCTGACAAATCAACAACACGATATGTTGGTTGTTGATCCCACGCAAAGAACTCTGGGTTCTGCCCCCATTCTAAGATTGTAGCACCACGCTGTTCATCACCAGCGTCAGCAAAGTTATGTGGGAACGCATTGCCAATGTACGAAATATTACCCTTATTTTGACGCATATGAAAGTGCCCACTAAACACACGTTCAACACCTTTGAAATCATCTGCGTTAACTTCGCCGGTGTCGGGCATTTCTACCATTGCATTCATTTTAAAGTGCGGTAGTTCAAAATGACCAAACACATACTTGGATGTAATCTTTTGAATACGCTTATGATCATCACCAACTAGCCACGGAACAATAGTTACATCGCCATCAGTAAACCAATCATTAACAACATGAATGTTGGGCAAATGCTTCGCCCACTCTGCACCGTGAATGTCACGTTTGTCTCTATAATAAAGATCGTGATTACCGGGCAAGAAATAAAACCGATCAAATGCAGCACTCAATTTCTCTAAACTGCGCAAACTAAAATTTAATGTCTGTAGGTTAATACTAGCACGATGATGATGCCAATCACCGAGAAACATTCCGGTTTCGCAATTTTTACTTTTGGCTAAATCAATAAACCAATCCACAAAACTTTCGCAGTCTTGTAAATGTGTAATGCTATTATTCTTTAGCCCGAAGTGAATATCGGTAAAAATTGCTGCTCGTTTGAATAAGCTCACTCAAAAATCTCCAATAACTTGTTTGTTGATAACCGATACTTTTATCAAACATTAATTTGTTTTAATCCCCTAAATATTTCCCGTCAACATTCTCATTTGCAAATTGGCGAGTCCAACTCGGGTCAAGGCCATGCTGTTCAAGAATATCGTCACGAATATTCTGCATTTTCTTTTCAATGTTTAGTACACGGGTAAATGAGTTAGTAACTGCTGCTGTGTAATAAGCAAATGGATTCAGTGATTTTGCTTCGTTAAACTGTAAGCCAATTTGACAAAGTTGAAGCAGAGCTTGCGAACGCATTTCGTCATTATAAGTGTATCCACGCCAGTTAGAACGTGTAGCATAACGTTCACATAACTTCATATACATCATAGCAAGTTTATCTGTAACACGTCCGTGACTCTTACTAAAGTGTCCAGTTTCAAAATCACCACGCCAGTGACTACGGCCTACTTCGAACGGGTTACCATCTGCGTCGATTCTATAATGCTTGAATGGCGGAAAGTTACAACGAACTGGAACCATTTCTACATCGGGATCGTTAGCATCAACATCTGTGTCGTCGGTGTCTTCATCTAGATCTAAATCATCAAGCAAGTCTGCTGCTTTCTTTTTCTTAGGTTTAGTGCTTGCTTTTGTACGCTTCTTAGGTCCTAGCGGAACGTGTTCGTCGGTCATTACACGAATAACAATATCTTCGTTAGTAATAGATTTTGGATCTACAGTTTCGCCTGTGAGTTTAGACAAACGTGTGGCACGATTGTCACGTGCTTCTTTTAGTGTACGAACGTTGATCTTTTCAAGTCCGGTCTTGCCGTTTTCGTCCGGTTCTAAAATTAAATCAAAATCGCTGTCTGTAATCTTGTCTCGGTAAGAGCAAAATGTGTTCTTACTTTTGTGAATTTCTGCCAGTATATCTTTGTTGTTTAGATAGTTTACTCTTTTCTGTTTTGGTTGATTCATTGAATCTCCTATAATAATACACTTATTATATAACAAATTTGTGTATGATGTCAATATTTTTTTGCATTATATACGCAGTTAATGGGTGACATAAATAATGACACAAGGACACATTATTGATATGGCTATATTTGATTATGAAGGTTACAATCAAGCACTTAGTGATGCAGAGGCGGATCGAGCCGCTGCTGTTAGCGCACGTAACAAACTCAGAAGTGATCTACAAGCAAAAGGTGTAACTTCCTGGCGCTCAGATCCACAGTATCAAGCATTAACCAATCAGATTAATCAGGCTAATCAGACTGTTGTAATATTAAAAAAGAATTCTGTTGAACCAGGCGAAGCAGCAGAAATTGATTTTGGTGGGAGTTCTGTGCCTTCTGCTGCAACTGACAGCCGCACACGTTTAGAATTACAACAAGCATCTCAGCAACCCCCAACACAGTCACCAGGAATTAGCCCAAGTGGCACAAAAACCACAAGCTCGGTAACACAAACTCCAACTAGCAGAACAGAACAGACAGTTACTTCTAGTGGAGGAGATGCCAATGTAACGACGAATACACCCACATTTACGCGAACAGTAACCAAAACCAGTGTTCCGGATTATGCGCCAACAGCAGCACAGAAAGCAGCTAACGAAAGGTTATCAAATGCTGATGAAGACCTATATAATGCACAACAAGATAAAAAAGAAACCATTGACAGATTGAAAGCGCAAGGGGTATCTGGTGCAGACGTGCTTAATCATCCTGATTATAAAGCAGCGAATGCAGCATATCAAACAGCAAATTCTGAGTATGCATCTGCGCAACAAAATGCCACATCTTTAAATGTGCCCGGTACTTCTACAACCAGCATTAACTCAACAACCAACAACTTTGCGTCTCCGACTGAAACTGCATATAGTCAACAGTCGGTTTCAGGAACAGATCCAGCATCATCGTTGGCTGATTATGGGGATCCAGATGCCGCAGTTGATGCATATCGAGCAAATACACAAGCAAGCATTAACCAACAACTAGCAGACAGAGATGCATATGAAGCAGGTGTCGAAGGCGAATACGATTACTATGAGAATCCAGCAGACGATCCTAATCTATGGTATGATGACAGTCTAGGCGAATATGTACCGCGCACAGACCGTCCCGAAGATTGGCAAGCCAGAGACCAAAACGAGTTTGTTTACAACGACGATCTTGGTGAATGGGTTCCCAGAGAAGATCTACCAGACAACTGGAACTATGGCGACACCACAGTAACTCAAGAACCACAATATGATGATTTTGGGTGTATCATTGGTCAGGAAGAGTATGATGACACTGACGGAGTGTGTGTTCCTATTGGAGGAACTTCCAATTATCTGGGCGAACCAATTCCGGTTGATGATGAGTTCACAGACGTTGAAGCAGAACAATTGTTTGATGAGTTTGAGTTATCGTTTGATGAAACACCTGAACCACCAATCAGTATTCGTGAAGCAAGAAAATCAAACAATCGAAACTACGACAAAAAAGACTGGAGATTTAAAATCAGACTAAGTCCATTCAGCGACTATCTGTATAATGATCCGCTCATGCACAATGCACATGTGTTGGCACCACTTAAAAAAACAGATGGGGTAATTTTTCCATATACTCCTAGCATTACCGTCCCACATATGGCAAACTATGCAAGTTATGCATTGACACACAGTAACTATCGTGGATTTTTTTATCAGGGCAGTCAAATAGGTGACATTGTTGTCAATGGAACATTTACAGCGCAAGATACTGACGAAGCTAATTATTTGTTAGCAGCCATTCATTTTTTTAAATCTGCTACCAAAATGTTTTATGGTCAGGACCAGCGCAGGGGTGTTCCACCACCATTGTTATACATGAATGGTTTTGGTGATTTTCAATTTGCTGAACATCCGTGTGTGTTAAGTACATTTAACTATACTATTCCTGATAATGTGGATTATGTGCGTGCTTATGCTGGACCTAACACCAATAACTTTGTGGGCAGAACAGACACAGCCATGGGCTATCAATCCTGGAGTAGCAAAATTACACGATTAATAACTAGTAAATTGGAGTCAGGTGCACCACCCACGATACCTGATTTTGATTTGGCATTTGAAGGTGTTACTAAAATTTCACAAGACGAAACTTATGTGCCCACCAAGATTGGCATACAACTTACATTCCACCCAGTGGACAGCAGAGATCGCATCAGCAATCAATTCAGCCTCAGAAAATATGCATATGGTGACTTAACCAAGAAAGGATTCTGGTAATGGCAAAAGTAAAATACACATCAGTTAGCCCATATTATAACACCGGTACTAACGAATTTTATCTGGATCTAATGGTAAATCGCAGCATACCCAAAAATGCTGATGATCGGTTATTCACAATCAACCAGGTATACAACCTGCGTCCCGATTTGTTGGCCTATGATTTATATGGTTACAGCGAACTCTGGTGGGTATTTGCGCAGCGTAACCCTAATACACTGGTCGATCCTCTGGGTGATTTTACACTGGGCAAAAACATATATTTGCCTCAGTTAGAAACGTTGCGAGAAGTGTTAGGGTTCTAACGTGGCTGATTCAAATTATTATGTTGACCGTAATGGTGATGTGTGGACCAGTGTGGTCAGAGACTCTGCTGGAAATGTGGTCAGCGCAATTGAGGTAAGTCCTGATACTGGAAATGCAGGAACAGTACCCAGAATTTTTATTGGTAATCCTGGATTAACACCCATTCCTGCTACCGGTTCAGATTCATATTTTGCATGGAAACAGGGTGAAGGATCGGTTGGCGGGATATCTCGTGCCCCGTCTGCAGAAGTGAAACCCACACCATCAAATTCACAATACGGAGTATTGCCCCCTGCTCAAACTGGTCTCAGTGCGCCCATCGTTGCACCAGTTATTGATTATTCGACTCCTGCACAATCACCTGCTCTACCGCCAGTACAAAATGTTGAAGGTACTCCGGCTGTATCAAATGTTTCTGGCAGGATTACAGATGCAAATACACGTGTAATTGGTCAGGATGCAACTGCAAATGTACCAGTTACTGAAGCACCGGCCGTGAGAACAGCAGAACAAGCTGTGACTGTTGGAAATAACGCAGTCACAATTGGTATGCCAGGGTCAGCAATAAATGCAAACATAGATTCAAATCCGGCACTGGGAAATGTCAATGTTCTACCAGATGCTGCTCCGGTTATTGTGCCATCTCGTGCAAATGAATTTAATCCAACCACTGGTAGTGTTGAAGCTGGTCCATTGGCGCAGGTATCTCTGGCAGCAGACGGGAATTTATACATTACACCAGATCTTGCAACCAATGCGCAGCTAGGCACAGGTGTTACACAAGATGCCAATGGCAGATATGTTGTGTCGCAAGGTGGTGTAGCTGTTGTGCCGCCAAATACTGAAATTAAACTAGAACCCGGTGCCAACATCACTGCCTTGCCAGGCACCGTGGGCAACACAACAACACAATCATACTCAGCAAACAATGATCAGTTATCTTTGGCTGAAACAGCAGTGCCAATTGATAGCGCAGGTGCAATTGTGCGTGGAGATCAACTTGAATATGCCGAAAATGCAGAAATAATCACAGATCCATTGCTAGAAAATTCTGGTGTAACATCTCCGGTATCAGTAGACGGCCAAAATGCTGCCACACAAATTCCAGTTTCAGGAACAACACCAATCAGTCCTACACAGGCAGGAGTTGATCCAGCATCTCAACTAAGTTTTGCCGAAGATGCTGGTACAGGGTTTGGAATATCACCAGAATTTGTTGTTGGACAAACAACACCAGAAATTAGTGCTGATTCTGTAACTAAACAAAACAACACCAGTGCTGATGGCAATGTGTCAATACCTGGAGAATTTTTTCCAAATATCATTCCAACTGAAAATATTTTTAAAAAGTTTTCAACTATGACCTATTCGGTCAGTGTATATGCATTAAGTGCTCAACGCTATGCAGAATTAATAAGTTCAGGAACCAAAAGTGTCAACGGCATGACACTAATACTACAAAGTGGCGGTGCTAATTCCAGCACAAATCCATCAGAAAATATAGGTAATTTTGGTGCAGTCAGAAGCAAACACTTTGATGTTGATTTTTATATTGATGATATTGAACTCAAAGGTCTAGTAAGTGGGCAGAGCAGTCAGGCAGCACACAACATGTTTGAAATTAGGTTTAAAATTTTAGAACCCAACGGACTTAGTTTTTTAGAAAGACTACATGCCGCTGTTACCGAGTACATGGAACGTGAAGGTGCCAAACCAGGACACATTAACTATGCTGCGCAAAATTATCTGATGGTGGTGCGCTTTTATGGATATGATGAATATGGAAATCCAGTTAGTGGAAGTACACTGAAAAAAAGAGAACCCACCAGCGATCCAAACGCAGTCACAGAAAAATTCATTCCGTTCATCTTTAAGGGAATTACATTCCAGCTAACTGATAACTTAGTGGAATATACCTGTGAAGCCGCAGCACCACAAAGTGTGCTACCATTTAGTGATACTCATTCACACATACCATTCAATGTTGAATTAATCGGTGGTACAGTAAAGGACATTTTGTCTGGTCAAATACAAGATGCTGGTGGTGCAGCTTCAGTGCAATTGTCTGAATCTCTGGAACGACAGGGCGCAAACGTAGATCCCACCAAACGATTAATTTTTAAAGGGCTAACCGAAGCATTAAATGCACACCAGAAAAGAATTTCAGGCAATGCCCCAGACAAAAAACAGACTTATCCCAATGAATTTGTGATAGAATTTGAGCATGAATCAATTGCCGATGCTGAGGTATTGGCTTCCGGTAACACAGCCAAAAGCAACACTGGCATGCCGCCAACCAAGGATGATCCTGCAAATCAACTGGATACCAATAAAAATTCTGTTCAAAAATCCAGCCAAATCTATACCATACCGGCTGGCACCAGTATTATTCAGGCAATTGAATATGTACTCAAAAATAGCACTTATATTTCATCACAAACAAACGTATATGTGGATCGAGTTACTGGTGAAGTTAAATTTAATACTGATGGAAAGAAAAATCCATTCATGTGGTATAAAATCAGAACAAAAATTGTACCTATAAAATATGATAACAAAACCAACGATTATGCATACAGAATACATTATGTAATCAGCAGATACAATGTTACCTCATTGCGAACGCCTTATATTGGTCCGCCACTGTATCGTGGAGTACACAAACAGTATGACTATTGGTTCACTGGTCAGAACACAGAGATTTTGAGTTTTTCACAGTCATATAATTATTTGTATTATCAGCAGGCACTGGGCGTAACTGGTGCATCTGAATCAATGCCACAAACCAACACAATTCACATCACCAAGAATTATTACATGCCACGCTCCAACGAAAGTGCATTGGGCGGAACTGGAAGTAAGAGTGGTGAAATCGCTGCCAACATTGCCAGCCTGCTGTATAGCCCGGCTGATCAAGCCAACGCAACAGTTGAGATTTTAGGTGACCCTGACTGGATGGCACAGAGCGAAATTTTTTATAGTCCAGATGTGGCATTGTCAGATGTTGGGTTGGGCCCGTTTATGACTGATGGTTCGATAAATTACGATGCTAGTGAAGTATTGTTTGGCATCAAGTACAATACTGCTGGTGACTATCGTCCAGATGGTCTCATGGATATTAACTATAAACCAAACACACTCAGAACTGATACACCTTACAGCGGTGGTTCATTAAGTTTAGTATACCGTGCAAACACTATTACAACCGTGTTATCCAAGGGAGAGTTCAAGCAAAGATTAGAAGGCACACTAATGACCTACCTGGATGATCCAAATGTTGAACGGGTGTCAGGCGGATTACGCACAGGCGCTCAGGCCAGAATACGAGAAGATCGCCGGCAGGCAAACATTATTGCTACTGCGCATGATGCTGACATATCAACCAGTGATATATCAGCAAGTCTTAGTGGAGGCAAAGCAAGTTCTGATGGCACACCAATCAAGGTACAAGATCCAGCTGATTATGGTATGCCAGAATGGAGCACCGATGCAGAAGTACTGGATATGTTTGATGGCGACGCAGAAGCCGCTGCTGATTTTTATAATAATGATGCTGAGCCGGCTCAGGAGATTTCCACAGCAGTTGTCGAAACTCCACCAGTGTATGCGCAAAACAATACAAGTCCAGTTCTGTCAGATAATCCTGAACCCCAAACTCAGACAGAGTTACCACCCAAATATAACGACATTCCAGCAGAACAAGCAAACACAGCATTCACATTACCAACAGTTCCCAAGAGTGGACCAGGCTGGACAGAACCAGAAACGCTTCAGCGAATACCAGAAGGTGTAACTCCAGACCCGTTAACTGAAGGCACTGATCAAATGTATTATTATAAAGGCAAGAATATTAGTGGCCGCACGCAAGCAGAACTTGATGCGCAGGTACAAGCAATTGATTCTGGACAACCAATTTCCTATGATGCATATGATCCATACTTAAATCAGCGTATACGTGTTAATTATGATCCCGTAACCGATACTACCGCCGAAGAAGGATACTATGATGAAAAGACTGGAAAATTTATTAAGGGTTAAAATATAACAGAGAATAATTAAGATTATGGCAGAAAATTTACAAAGTAGCAGAGGCCGCCCAGGAAGTTATCGCATAGATCGCGGTGGGTTTCCTACTGAAACCGGACCGTTTATTGGTGAAGTCATGAACAATCACGACCCGGCACGTATTGGTCGTGTTCAGGTTTATATTCCAGAATTTGGTGCAGACGATAAAAGTGATCAAACATCTTGGAGAACAGTTAGATATCTGAGTCCATTCTTTGGGAACACGCAACAGTCAGGAACCAGTCAAGGCCAAGGACAATACGTTGGCAACAGTCATAGTTATGGAATGTGGTTTACTGTGCCTGATGTTGGTGTCAAAGTATTATGCTTTTTTGTGGCTGGCGATCAGAGTCAGGGCTACTACGTTGGTGCAATTCCAGATCCAGACCTGATGCACATGGTTCCAGCAGTGGGAGCTAGTTCTAATTTTGAATTTAACAATTCAGAAGAGCAGAAAAGATATGCTGGTGCTACCCGACTGCCCGTTACAGAGATCAACAACCAGAACACAGAAATTCGTGAAGATTCACGTAGTTTTGCACAAACCAGACCAGTACATAGCTACACTGCGGCCGTGATGTACCAGCAAGGTCTAATCAAAGATCCCGTTCGAGGGCCAATTGGTTCCAGTGCGTACAGAGAATCGCCCAGTGCAACATTCGGTATCAATACTCCTGGCAGACCTATCTATGAAAGTGGCGCATCTGAATACAATATTCAGCAAAGTTTGCGATCAGGCGCAATGACTCCGGATGATGTAAAGGTCGTTGGCAGACGTAGCGGTCACAGTTTTGTAATGGATGATGGAGACCTAACTGGTAATGATAATCTGGTACGTATCAGAACTGGCAAAGGTCATCAGATTCTGCTGAGTGATGATGGAAATTGCATACACATTATTCACGCAAATGGCCAGTCATGGGTGGAATTGGGCAAAGAGGGTACCGTTGATGTGTATGCCGCCAATTCAATTAATTTGCGTTCTCAGGGAGATGTTAACATACACGCCGATCAAAATTTAAACTTATTTGCTGGCCAAGCACTGAACTTGCACAGTAAAAAAGCAACTATTTTAAATTCAGAAGGTATTGTAAGTCTGTTAGGCGAAAAAAGTGTAAACATGTATAGCACCAAAGCAATCAGTGTAAAGAGTGACGGAACATTAGGATTAGCTGGAACTACTGCGGCAAGTTTAAGTGCAACTGGTCCAACTGCGGTCAATGGTGCATTTGTATTATTAAACACAGGTCCAAGTCTACCCAGTGCTCCACCAGTATATGCTGCCAGATCTAAGCTACCAGATACCAAACACTCGGATTCTGGATGGTCCAGTGGGGAAGGGTTATTGGATAGCATCGTAACACGGGCACCAACGCATGAACCGTATGTACACCACAACAAAGGTGTATCAACTAACGTTCAATATGATGGTGCGGGTGAAGTTCCGCCAAGTGACAATGTAATTAATAAATTAAATGAAATTTCCTCCATAGGAGTTAGACCAGAATAATGACTATATTAAACGTAGATATTGCAGACTTAGCTAACCAAGATCGTGTTATTGAATCAGTTGGATCAGTGAGCACCGATCAACTTGGAACAGTATTAGCACAGAAATCAAAAACTGTAGCTAGTGCAAACACCCTGTCTGTTGATGAAATGGTTAATACTATTAGTTCAACTACTGGATTAGGAAAGTATGGTTTAAAACCACAGGCGCTTGAAGATGCAGGATACATTAAACCAGGAACAGTTGATAGGTTCTTAGATGATCCTGGTGCATTATCCAATGTGTTAAACAGTCCCACGGTTTGGACTGGAAAAGATGGTATTGGTGCAGCATCAGACGTATTGGGAAGTAGTAGCATACAAACGTCTATGCAGTCAGATATACTCGGGCAAGGGTTAAACACATTACAATCAAATAAAATTATTAGCGGGCTTGAGTCTCCAGATGTAGTAGCAAGCGTCACGAGTGTGGTAGGCGATCATGGTATCGGGCCAACTAAAGATTGGTTGGGATTAGGGGATTCCGGAAGTGTGCTTGGTGAAGGGCTAAGTGCAGATGAATCGTTGAACATGGATTCAATTGCCCGCGGCGCACAATTTTCAGTCGATTTTGTGGATACTAAACTCACATCAATGTTTACCAGTGGTGGTACGTTATTGAATGATGCAACCGGCGCAATATCTGACGTTGTTGGCGGTATTAGTGGAAGTATTAGTGAACTAGCTGGAAGTATCGGTGGCATTAGCGCCATTAGTGATGTCGCTGGAAATTTAATTGGTAGTGTTTCTGGAGCATTAAGTAATGTTCTCGGTGGGTTTAGTGGGCTTCTTGGAGGACTTGGTGGACTTTTTGGAGGCAGCAGCGGCCCAGTAACTTATACCCCACCGGCAGTTACCCAAACAGTTAATCGTACTGGAGTCGACACATCTGTAATTGGTCTTATTGACAATCCCAAAGTACCGGTGCCAAATTATACCGGCATAGTTAACGCAGCTTCATTTCAACTTCCAAGTTTGAGTGGCCTGGTAAACAATGATAATGTCAACACTGATAACCCCATTACAGTGTGCTCCTGTAGCGATCCAACTCTGATAGCACCCACGCAATCAGAATGCGAAAATGCTGGTGGAAAATGGATCTGTCATACAGTAAATAGTAATACAGGAACAATAGTATAATGGCAAGATTCAAAGGCTTTAGCACCGTTAATCGATATAAAAAGTTCACAGTTACTGACAGAGATCTGGTAATACGAGATTTGTTAAACATTCTGTCTATCAGAGAAGGTGAATTGCCTGGTAAACCTGATGTTGGTACCAGAATCTGGAATTTTATATTTGAAGCCAACACACCGGAAGTAATACGGCAAATAACTGCTGAAATTCAACGCATAACGACCTATGATCCCAGAGTAGAAGTAGTTGATGTTGTTGTATCTTCTCTAAATAACACAGTAAATCTTGAACTGGTGATAATTATTAACCCAAACGTTTCACCAGAAACTATCAATTTCATGTTTGATCAAGACGATAATACAGTGCAGGTTGTATAAACTGCGCACATTATTAATGCCATAAATAATGCTATTAAATAGCAAGAGTTTATAATATGGCAACAACTTCACGGCAAACAACAATTTTTGGTATTGAAGATTGGAAACGAATCTATCAAAATTATAGAGAAGCTGATTTTCAAAGTTATAATTTCGAAACACTGAGAAAAACTTTTGTAGATTATCTACGCCAGTATTACCCAGAAAACTTCAATGATTTTGTTGAGTCAAGTGAATTTGTGGCAATGCTTGATCTCATGGCGTTCATGGGACAAAGCCTTTCGTTCCGTGTAGATTTAAACAGTCGTGAAAACTTTTTAGACACAGCAGAGCGCCGCGATAGTGTAGTTAACCTAGCTAAATTGGTTGGTTATACACCAAAACGTAATCAAGCAGCCAGAGGATATCTAAAAGTAACCGCAATTAGCACGACTGAAAACATTTTAGACTATAATCGAAATAATCTAGCAAACGTAACAGTCAAATGGAACGACCGAACTAACAACGATTGGCAAGAACAGTTCAGAACGATTTTGAATGCTATTATGGTGAATAGTCAGAGTGTTGGTAAACCAGGAAATACACAGGATATTTTAGGTATTGCTACCAGTGAATACACAATTAACCTAGCACCAGGATTTTTGCCAGTTATTCCGTTTACAACAACTGTGGATGGAGTTAGCATGCCGTTTGAGGTTGTCAGTGGATCAAGTGTGGATAAAACTTATATCTATGAACCACAACCACAACCAGGTGGCGACTTAAACATTCTTTATCGTAATGATGGTCTTGGATTTGGTAGTTCAAATACTGGATATTTTTTCTATTTCAAGCAAGGCACATTGCAGACAAGAGAATTCAATTTACCTGAAAAAATTGATAACAGAACAGTTGATATCAATATCAATGGTGTTAATAATAATGACATTTGGTTATACAAAATAAACCCGTCCAGTGGTGACATAACAGAAACCTGGACACAAGTAGATAATATCTACACAAATCAAAACCAAAATAGTGCTAATGGCAGAAAGTTTTTCAGTGTGGATTCCAGAAACTCAGATCAGATCACACTAAATTTTGGTGATGGCGTGTTCAGTGAGGTACCAGTTGGTACATTCAGAAGTTATGTACGCAGTAGTAATGGTTTGGAATATGTAATTAATCCCAACGAAATTCAGAGTGTAAGTGTTGGCTTAACTTACGTCAGTCGCAAAGGCAGATTAGAAACAGCAACATTCACGCTGGGATTACAGGAAAATATTTCAAACAGTCGATCAAGAGAAGCACTACTTGATATCAAACGCAGAGCACCAGCCAGATTTTATACGCAAAACAGAATGGTCAATGGCGAAGATTATAATAATTTTCCCTATGCTCAGTTTAACACAATCATCAAGAGCAAGGCAGTCAACAGATCAAACATCGGTGCCAGCAGATATCTGGATTTGATTGATCCAACTGGAAAATATTCCAGTATCAATACGTTCGGTGACGACGGGATGATCCATCGCGATCAAACATCTGACACGATTGGATTTACTTTTGTGGATGTCAATGACATTGAAAATGTTATTCGAAACGATGTTGAACCACAGTTAGCTTCCAGAAGTATGCTTCAGTTTTACTATGATAATTTTGATCGATTTAGCCTAACATCAGCTGGTTTGTTCTGGCAATTCAGTACCAGTCTTGTGAATGAAACCACTGGATATTTTAAGAACAACATTGGTTCTCCGATTGCAATTGGTGCCGCTCTTGATGGAGCAAAACAATATTTAACCCCCCGCTGTTTAATAAAATTTGTACCACCCACTGGTCAATATTTTGATAAGAACAACAGATTACAAACTGGATCTGCCAGTCAACCTGGTGATAAGACTTATATCTGGGCAAGCATACGAGAGCTACTGAATGATGGCACAAATGCCGGCAATGGGAATGATAGCAACGGTGTGGGTCCAGTAACATTAAACAATTATGTGCCAACTGGCGCAATTGCATCTGTTGTGATACCTGATTTTACATCAGATTTACCAACAAGTTTAGAGCAATCCATGATTGCTCAGATTGAATTGTACAGAAGTTTTGGCATAGGATTCGATAATGCAACCAACAGCTGGTATCTGATAACATCATCCAATCTAAACCAAAATGGTTCGTATGCACAAACATATGCACAAGATACGTCCGGCACAGGATTAGATTCTAGTTGGCTAGCAAAGTTTACGAGTGATGGCACATCATATACTGTTACATTCAGAGGGCTAAAATACTTCTTCTCAAGTATTGTTCAAACCAGATTTTTTTATGATGACAATCAACTGATTTTTGATCCAAAGACTGGTAAACTAATCAATGACTATATTAAAATACTCAGAACCAACAACCAGCCAGATACGCACATCCCACTTGCTGGTGATATAGTTCTGGACATCGTAGGACAAACTGTAGAAACTGATGGATTTGTAAACGACTTTAATGTTGAAGTCAGCTGGTCAGATACTGATAATGATAATGTTCCAGATGACCCAGACTTTTTTGATTTGATTGTGGCATCGGATGTCAGTCCGACACAAAAACTAACATTTTTCCAAAGAACCATAGATTTTGATAACCTGGAACGGTATGTTCCGCTGGCAGAAGGAACAGTAGTATCTGTATACCCGACACAAGATGCAATCAATCTTGCCAAATATGAATATAGTGATGGACAGGTATTTTATGCCACCACTGAGCAGCAATTTTTTGAGTTGTCAGTAACTGCTGCTAATGTCAGAACAGTAACGCAAGTCACTGATTATATTGTTCGCACTGGTCGCGGGGGATTAATTTATCAATACAGACACAACAGTCCAGATTCCAGAAGAATTAACCCAGGGTCGACCAATATTATTGATGTATATTTGGTTACTTCAGAGTACTATGCTAACTATCAAAGATATATTCAGGATACCACTGGAACAGTTCTTGAACCAGACGTACCCACCATTGATGAATTAACAACATCATATGAATCCTTGAATGATTACAAAATGGTAAGTGATAACATGGTGTTCAATAGTGTTAAATTTAAACCGTTGTTTGGTGACAAAGCAAACACCGCATTGCAAGCCACTATCAAGGTAGTTAAACTTGAAAACAGTGTGGTCAGCACAAGCGAAATTAAAAGTCGTGTTATCGAAACAATTAACCAATACTTTAATATTGATAACTGGGACTTTGGTGAAACATTCTATTTTTCCGAACTATCGGCATATATTCATGAACAATTGGGTGGAATCTTGGGCTCTGTGATATTGTTGCCAAAAGATACCTCAAAAGAATTTGGTAATTTATATGAAATCAAATCTGCGGCTAATGAAATTTTTGTTAGTGCAGCAACCGTAAATGACGTTCAAGTGGTTAATTCACTGACATCCAGTCAGTTAAGATTGACCAGTAACAGTGGAGTAATTTAATAAATGGCACGCATCAGATCAGTTGACTTTTTGCCTGAAATTTTCAAAACCGATGCAAATCGGGAATTTCTTGGTGCTACCCTTGATCAGCTAATTCAACAACCAAAGCTAAAACGTACACAAGGTTACGTTGGCCGTAGATTCGGGCCTGGTACTAACTTTAACGATGGTTATGTTCTAGAACCATCATTACAGCGTGCAAATTATCAATTTGAACCAGCTGTCGCATTCAAAGACAATGATGGAAATGTCACAGATGCAATGACATATGTTGGCATGCTAGATGCTCTTGATGTTAAAGGAGCAAACACATCTCGTGCAGACAGATTGTTTGCCAGTCAGACGTATAGCTGGGATCCAAATATTGATTTTGATAAATTCATCAATTACAGCCAGTATTATTGGATTCCTACCGGCCCAGATGCAGTTGATGTGAATGTTGGAAGTGCTGCATTGATTGATGATTTTGATGTATCTGCTACTGAGGAAAGTTATTATGGTATAAGTGGATTGGTTGGTGATAACCCAACTATTACATTGGTCAGAGGTGGGTCATACACATTTAATGTTAATCAACCAGGAAATCCATTCTGGATTCAATCAGAATCAGGCACAGATGGCACACTTAACTTTTCGCCTAATTTAAGTAGCCGTGATGTACTAGGCGTAGTCAATAACGGTGATGATGTAGGCACAGTTACGTTTAATGTTCCAAAATCAACCGATCAAAATTTTTATTATGGTCTTAATAATATTGGCACAATAGATCTGGCTACCATGGACAGATTTGATAGCATTCACAACAGATTGGTTTCTTTGGTAGATAACATTGATGGTATTACTGATCTTGAAGGCAAGACGCTGGTATTTTTGAATACGCAGGCAGGTGATCCCGAAGATCTGGGTTGGGTTGATTATACTCCATATGATTCGTCCAGATTTGATCAGGGTGCTCCATATCCTGAAATTGTATTTGAACCCACCAGATACATTACCGATCAAGATGAGAGGTATGGATTATACAGAATCACTTATGTAGAACTAAACGGCAGTACATTTATAAAACTGGTCAAAATTAGTGATATTAATATTAATGATAAGTTTAAGATTGGCAGTGGTGCAGAATACAGCAACGTTCAGTATTATAAAAACGCATCTGGATTCTTTGAAAAAATTCCTCAACTAACTGCCCTTGATAACATTTTATACTATCAGGATGGTGTGAATCCTCTGCGTTTCGGTGTTATTCAACTGGTAGATCCAGAATCTGATGCAGTCATCAATGTCGATGATATTCTTGGAAAACAAACCTATACCAGTCCAAATGGAGTAGTGTTTACCAACGGATTAAAAATAAGATTTGCAAGTGTAACTGAGCCCAGTTTTTATCAAAACAATGAATACATTGTAGAAGGTGTAGGTCACAGCATTGAATTGATTCCAGTTTCAGAGTTGGTTACCCCGGAAACATTTGTTAACACAGATTCAGAGTTGTTTGATTTATCACCATTCGATACGCTGGGATTTGATGGCAGTTTTAATTCTCCTTTAGATCCTGATTATCTGACAATCAAAAGAAACTCAGCAGACTCAAATGCCTGGAGTCGCTACAATCGTTGGTTCCATCGAGATGTAATTCTAGCCACCGCAGAATACAACAACAGTGTCGCAAATTTTGATAGCGATCTGCAAGCCAAACGCCCCATTATTGAATTTAATGCTGGATTAAGATTGTTTAATCATGGCACACAAGCAAAACAACCTGTGGACATAATTGATTTAACACAGGTAGATGCATTATCAAACGTTAACGGAAGTACTGGATATTTTGTTGATGGATATCAATTAATCAATGGTACCAGAATAATTTTTGCCGCCGACAGTAATGCATCTGTGCGCAATCGAATCTACACTGTACAAATTGTTGATCCTGATGATCTCAGTACAGAATATGGGAATATCATAAACCTGGTTCCGGCCGACGATACACAAGTTGTTACAGACGACACTGTGCTATGTCTGAGCGGTAATACTTTACAAGGGAAGATGTTCAGGTATACCGGGACTGCGTGGATTGAAGCACAACAAAAGACACAGACCAACCAGGCTCCATTGTTTGATGTTTTTGATAGCAATGGGTATAGTTTTGGAGATATGGCAGCCTACCCAAGTAACACATTCACCGGAAGTAAATTATTTTCTTATAAGCAAGGATCAGGCAGAAATGATCCTGTATTAGGTTTTCCTCTAACATATCTAAACATCGACAATCTGGGTGATATTGTATTTGAAAACAATCAATATTCGGACACGTTCGTGTATGCAAATAATAGTACACGAACTCAAAAACAAGTCAGTGATGGATTTGTAAGAAAATATTCATCCAGAACAGAATACGAAAACAAAATTGGTTGGACAACTAGTGTTGACCGTAACTGGCAACGCCAGGTATTCACATTCGAGTATCAGGGTAAACCATTGTTGCTGGATATTGCACCCAGAACTGATATCACAGTGCCTGGAATAAAAGTATATGCAAACAACCAGTTCATTGACCCAGACAATTACATAGTCACAGTTAATTCACCAGCCACAGTTACATTTAAACCAAATACAGTATCTGCAGGCACAATGGTGCAGGTTAAAATTATTAGCGACGAGGCCAGTGGTATTGGATATTACGAAATTCCCAATAGCCTGGAAAGCAATCCGTTCAATGAAAATGCTAACACAATAACTCTGGGAACAGTCAGAAACCATTTCAATCGTTTGGCCGAAAATATTATTGCATTTGATGGTATTATTAATGGTGCCAATAACTTGCGTGATCTGGGAGACATTAGTCATTATGGAGATATCATTGTCCAACACTCGGCCCCAGTAACGCCCGCGGCATTTTTCCTGCGCAAAGAAAAGTACGATCTCTTTGGTGCATTACAGTACGTTGGCACACAATACGAAAAAATCAAATACTTGATACTGGATTGGGTTAATAACAATGACACCTATGGTATGACTCATGGTGAAATTCTCGATGCCGCACTGACTGAAATTAATTCTGGTAAATCCAATGATTCCACATTCTTCTGGAGCGACATGATTCCTACAGGTAGTAACTATGTTGAGACCATTCATCAGATTACACCGATAACGACCGGAACGTTTAATACAAACAATGTATATGATTTTACATCAGCCAACCAGCAGGGACTACTGGTTTATCTGAACGACACATTATTACTCAAAGATTATGATTATTCTGTGGAGACTGATGGTCCCAGAATTACTATTTTAACACAAACACAAACTGGAGATCTTTTAAAAGTCAGAGAATATTCGTCTACATTGGGTAATTTTATTCCTGAAACTCCAACCAAAATGGGCTTATATCCAAAATATGAACCTAAGATATATGTTGATAACACCTATGTCGAGGATCAGACTGTAATCCAGGGACACGATGGTAGTATATACATCGGGTTTAATGACGTACGAGATTATGTACTTTTAGAATTTGAAAAAAGAATATACAATAACATAAAAGTCAATCCAGATATTCCAATCGTACTAAGTGATGTATTGCCTGGAAAGTTCAGAAACACAGACTATACTGATGCAGAAATTACTGAAATTCTTTCCGCAGAGTTATTGAACTGGGTAGGTTGGCATAAAATTGATTACAAGACTCAGAATTATTCTTCTGCTAATGAATGGACCTGGAATTATGGCCGGGCCGGATCTGCACTGGACAATACTCCGCTCAAAGGAAACTGGAGAGGAATATATAAAAATTATTATGACACTGATCGCCCACACACCAATCCCTGGGAAATGCTTGGATTTAGTGAACAACCATCATGGTGGGAAACAGAATATGGTCCAGCACCATATACTTCAGGAAACCAAATTTTATGGGATGATCTAGAAGCCGGATATATCAGAGGTACTGATACATATGATAGCAGATATGCTCGTACTGGTTTATCATCTATCATTCCTGTAGATAGCGAAGGCCAACTAAAAAATCCATTTGAATTTATAGTTGCAAGTTATAACCAGAGTGATTTTAAGAAAAGCTGGATTGCCGGAGACGTTGGTCCGGCAGAAAATGCATGGAGACGTTCAAGCTCTTGGCCGTTTGCTGTGCAAAAATTGTTTGCTCTAACAAAACCAGCTGAATATTTTGCACTGGGCATAGACAGAGATTCATACACATATGGCACCACATTAGGTCAATATGCTTACGCTGGACGATACCGATTGGATGTCAGAACCATTGATGTTTACAATAATACAACGCCAAAGCACAGTTATATCGACTGGATTGCTGAATATAACCGTAGTACTGGAATACCTGATACCGATGGTTTAAAAACTGAAATATCTGAGCTAGATGTCAGACTTGCATATCGCATGGGGGCATTCACAGATAAAAAATATCTTAAAATCTTCACAGACAAGAGCAGCCCAGATAGTTCTAACACAAGTCTGCTAATACCTGATGAAAGTTATGATCTGTTGCTTTACAAAAATCAGTCGTTTGCTGATATTCAGTTTTCCAGTGTAATGATTCAACGCACAGAAAATGGATATGCAGTGTATGGTAATAGTCAGACAGAAGCATATTTCCGTATTCTAGAAAGTTCCACCAGCGGAGACTTTGAAACAATCACAGTAGGGACAACCAGAATAAGGATCCCAACTAAGTTTACTTCCAGAGTAGTTCGTGTTCCTTATGGATATACATTTGCAAGTATTAACAGTGTTGTTGATTTCTTAGTGAGTTATGGTGCTTTTCTAGAAGCAGCTGGCATGACATTTGATGATGTTGAAAACAATATTATCCTAACCTGGACGCAAATGGCACAAGAGTTTGTTTACTGGGCTGACCAGAACTGGGTTGCCGGAAGTTTAATCAACATCAACCCTTCAGCAAGTGTATTAAAACACCAGCGTCCATTATCAGTAGTCGATAATTTAAATAATCTGGCAATTAATGAACGTCCGCTTGATCAGAACAGACAGCCATTAAAATCAGATGATTTCTCAGTTGTTCGGTTGGATAATCAATTCAAACTGGTCATGTTGGCTGACAAATCATTAAGTTACTTGAGATTGAGAAGCACCAGCTACGAACATCTGTTGATCATGGACAATGTTAGCATCTTTAATGATCTGATATATCAGCCAGTAACTGGTCTCAGACAACAACGAATCAAAATTGATGGATTTACCACATTTGAATGGAACGGGCAACTAGATGCTCAAGGATTTATTATCAATCAGGATAATGTATCTGATTGGAACGCTAATGTAAATTACAACAAAGGCGACATTGTCAAATATAAAAATTCATATTGGTCGGCATTTGAAAAATTACAACCAACAGAAACATTTGAATACGACGACTGGATTAAAGTTGATTATGATTTAATCAACAAAGGAATGCTCCCTAATATCAGCAATAAAGCTGATCAAATGACAAAATACTATAATAACACAACTGCTAACCTGGAAAGCGATGTTGATTTGCTTGCATTTGGAATTACCGGATTCCGCCCCCGAGATTATTTGGAAAGTCTTAACATTAGTGATTTAAGTCAAATCAACATATATGGCGATCTTGTCAATCATAAAGGAACACCATCGAGCGTTAAATTATTTCAAGGTGTAACTTTTGATAAAGATCTGGCCGAATATAACATTTATGAAAACTGGGCTATCAAGCGTGCAACTTATGGTGCAAATGATAACAAGCGATTTGTGGAATTTTCATTAGATGAGCAACTAATTAAAACCAATCCTAGTATTATTGAAGTCAATACATTAGGTGTAGATACTGTTGCAGATCAATTGGTTCAGATCGATAATATCTATAAACAAAGCAACAAAAATACAACCACAAACATTTTTCCAGAATTAACAGAAGTTATAACCGACGTTTCATTTCCTAGTGCAGGATATGTCAACAGTGATGATATAGATGTTTCAATTTTTAATCTTGATGATTTAACATCCTTAACAGAACAATTAGACAAAGTTCGCGATGGCGCATATGTGTGGGTTGTTAAATCTAACAAATATAATTGGGATGTTTATCGTTGTAGCTTATTAAGATCACAATCAATGTTTGTGTATCCCGATGAGCCAACAACAATTGACTATCGAGTTCGTGAAGACAATCCAAAACTTGTGTCAGTGATCGATAACCTTAATGGAACACTGACACTGGAATTTGATTTGACTGTTGATTTACATAGAGATGAACTAATAATTATCAAATATTTTGACGATACGGTCAATGGCGCCCATCAAATTCTAACAATCGAAGACACAAAATCGGTTACTGTGGCTGGGTCACTTGCAGGAAGCACATCAGTTGCAACAGGAAATGGGATTGTATTCAAACTTACTACAGCCAGAGTCGATCAAGCAAGTGATATTGCAAACACAGAATATAATAGTAATTTAATCCAGGGCGATAAAGTTTGGGTTGATGCTGACATAAACGGCAAATGGAAAGTGTATGAGAAAAAGGTACCGTTTAGTTTAGAACAAAATACTACTGCGCCTGGTGCTACTGATAGTTACAATTTTGGAATAAGTCTAGCGCAAGCACTTGATGGTTATGGTGCTATAATTGGTGCTACTAATTATACCGACAGACAGAATGCCAGCGGCGGTGTCTATTGTTACAACAAAGACGCCAACACATATGTATTTGATAGTGTGTTGACCCTGGATTCGAACAAAGCACAGGGTTATGGAAACGCTGTGGCAATTTCTAAAAACTGGGGTGTAGCTGGCGCCAGCTTGAGTATCAGTGGCCAAGGTTTGGCTACTGTAATTTATAGAAATCCAAGCCAGGACATTTTCCAAAATTGGCAGTACTTGACACTTCCGGTATCAGATCAAGGCGACCAATCTCAAGAGTTTGGTGCGGCTGTGGCAATCAGCGAGGATGAAAACTGGATATATGTAAGTGCTACTGGCATCGAAAGTGTGTATGCATATGAAAAGATTGTATATCAAAATCAAACAGCCACATTTATAGCAGACGGTCAGACCACACAATACGATCTGTCAACTGATCTAAAAATCAATGCTGCAGAACAATTAACAGTTTCGTTCAACGACGTTGTTCAGAGCAGTACCGGTTATTATTTGTCTGGCACAACGTTAATTTTTTATGGTGCACCAGCATCAGGAACACAAATTAGCGTAACCAGAAAAAACACAACAACACCGTCTGGTGATGGATCAACACTTACATTTGATATAACTGAACTATATACAGCCACAACCATTGATTCATTTAGTGTAGATATTAATGGTGTTCTTTTACGTCCATATTACGATTATACATTTAACGATTCCACAAAAGAAATAACGTTTACAGTTGCCCCATCTTCTGGTACAATAATATCAATCAGAGCACAGGATTATTTCAGATATGTTGGTAAAATTTCTAGATCGTCCAACGAAGATTTTGGTAGATCAGTCAAGACTACTAGTGATGGACAGCAAGTAATAATTGGTGCACCTGATGCAACAAACATTGTTGATGGCGAAATACAAAGTTTCGCAGGAAAAACCTATGTATACGAACGCATAGTGGAACGATTTGTTGTAACTAACAAAAATACATTGAGATATCCAACCAGAAGATCAATCGATGCAGTTAACGCAGTTAGAATCAACAGAGTAAAACAAATTAATTCGATCAACAATGTTGATTCAAATTATAGTATTGATATTGGTTCAAACAGTATTACCGTTGATGCAAGCACAGTATTAAATACAGGCGATTTGATTGATATTGATGTTAATCAATTTCAGTTAGTACAGACGCTAACGGCAGAAAAATCCAACCAGAGTGCTTATTTCGGCTCAGCACTTGGTGTTTGCAGAACTGATTGTTCTGTGTATGTGAGCTCACCAAAAGATAATACCTTGCTTCCTGAAGCAGGCAGTGTTGCCAGATTTGTTAGCAGAACCAGAGTGTTTGGATATATTGATAGTACCGTTGTCAATCCATCAGTGACTGTTGGTGAAACTATTAGAATTGACAATATTGATGTACAATTTACTGGAACATCATTAAATCAAATAGTATCTGATATCAATTCAGCAGTTATTCCAAATGTTCAGGCATCTATTGTCGATAATAAGCTCAGAATTAGTAACATTAATATCAATGAATCACCGCTGCTTTCTAAAATGACAGTGATGCCAGGTCAGGGCACTGCATTTGAAACACTGGGGTTACAACCATATGAATTAACACAAACAATTGTGAGTCCAAGACCAGAAGAATACAGTGAGTTCGGCTCAAGTATTCATGTTGATTATAGTGCAACCAATCTAGTTGTTGGTGCTAAAAAATCCAGTGCGTTTATTCCAATTGTGTTTGATTCATCCAATACAACGTTTGATAGCAACACCACTAACTTATCAGATGTTGTGCCTGACAGTGGTGCGGTGTTTACGTTCGATCTGCTACCTAGCTCAAATTATAATGTACCTGGAAAATTTGTGTTTGGCCAACAGATCTTCAGCCCAGATGTCAAAGAATTGGATGGATTTGGAACGGCTGTTGATTTTACTGATAATCTTCTTTTGGTTACCAGCCCAGGTTACGATACCGCACTGACTAACATTGGCAGACTAACAATTTTTGCAAGTTCAACCGGATCTGCTGCATGGCAACCAATTCAGGAACAGCCAACAAAAGTTGATCATCGTTTAATTGATGCTGTTTACATTTATGATGCAAACACACAAGCAGTCAAAGCATATCTGGACTTTATTGACCCAGTAAATGGAAAAATTCTGGGTGCTGCACAACAAAATATTGATATTATTGGTGCAGTGGACCCAGCATCATATAGTGTTAATAACAATGGAACATATTGGGCAGCCAGTCAAACTGGAACAATCTGGTGGGATACCACTAATGCAAGGTTTGTGAATTACAATCAACAAGATTTAGTTTATAGTTCTAAAAACTGGGGTACACTAGCAGATGGTAGTAGTGTTGATGTTTATGAATGGATTGAAAGCTCAGTACCGCCGGCACAATACACCGGTACAGGAACAGTTAAAGACATCAATCAATACACAGTTATCAGTGGACTGGATCAGACCAGAACAATCACCACACGATATTATTTCTGGGTCAAAGATTACACCACAGTTAACAGAAAGCTAGGAAAAACACTGAGTGCTACTGCAATTGCATCTTATATCCAAAATCCACAAAGTTCAGGAATCCCATATGCAGCAATGATGAGAAAAAATGTTGTTGCTCTGTATAATGTTAATGAATATGTGGATGAGTCCAATAGTATTTTGCATATTGAGTACAATCAAAATTTTAATGAAAACAAAGTATTTGTTGAGTATGATTTAATCAGAGAACAGAGACCAAAAGATTTCTTGTCTGATAGCATATATCGAAAACTTCAAGACAGTTTTTGTGGCACAGACACACTTGGTAACAAAGTGCCGGACATTGGATTATCACCTGACGATAGATATGGTGTTGAATTCAGACCCAGAAGAAGTCTGTTTGTTGATCGGTTAGCAGCATTAAAAATTTACATCACGAATGCAAATCTGTTGCTCGCGCAACAACCATATGCTGAGTTAACTGCGTTTAATATTTTAAGTAGCAAAGATCCTATTCCGTCCAGTTCTTCCGGAGCATATGACGACCGTGTTGCTGATCTTTCAGAATTAAGCTATCAAAATTTACAATTGGTTGGCTCTGGGTACAGGATATTGGTTGAATCTGACAGTAGCAACAATGGATTATGGACCATATATCAGGTGCAAGCTGATCTGTCTTTGATGTTAATCAGAGTGCAAAATTATAACACAACCAAGTACTGGGATTATACTGATTGGTATGCAGATGGATACAATAGCTTATCCAAACCATCAAGAATTGTCAGCACATATAGTGAGCTTCTTGCGTTAACAGTGCCTGATGACACGCTAGTAAAAGTTAATGTTAACAGTACCGGCAATTGGGAACTCTACAATTATAATAGCACAAGTGGTTGGACCAGAGTGGGCACTCAACGAGGCACAATCCGGTTAAGTGACGCACTGTGGGATTATGCAAACACAGGATTTTATGGGTTTGATGTTGAGATCTTTGATGCACAATATTTTGATCAAGAACCAGTTATAGAAACTCGACAAATAATCAAAGCAATTAATGAAGAGCTATTTGTTGGGAATTCCATTGCGCAAAGAAATCAACTTTTGGTCATGATGTTTAATTATATCTTATCTGAACAAGGATCTATTGATTGGTTGTTTAAGACTAGTTTAATCGACGTCGAACACAAAGTCAGAAATCTTGAAAAGTACAATGTTTACAGAAAAGACAACCAAACATTTGTGCAAAACTATATTGAAGAGGCTAAACCATATCACGTTAAGATTAAAGACTTCTTATTAAAATATGAAGGTATTGACTTATATGATGGCAGCGCAACTGATTTTGATAATCCTGCGGCGTATGATTCGGTTTATGAAAAATATGTAAGTCCAATTCTAGATGATGGGTTTGCTGCTCTGGAAACAGATCCAAGCAATCGTTTATCCACTGATAGTGTATGGGATACCATACCTTGGTCAGACTGGTATGATAATCATCTGCTCGCAGTAGATGAAATCGTTATAACCAATGCTGGATCTGGATATACAGTACCACCCACCGTTAACATTATTGGAGATGCCACGCAGCCAGCACAAGCAGTTGCGCTGATTAATTCTGTAGGACAGGTTACTGAAATTCAAATTTCAACCGCAGGATATGGATACAGAACAACCCCGATCATAGAAATCACTGGTGGAAATGGCACTGGCGCACGTACTACCGTGTACATGAAAAACGATCTGGTCAGAAACATCAAGACTACAATCAAGTATGATCGCTATGAATATCAGAGCCAGATAGTGGATTGGACGCCAGATACGGTTTACAATGAAGATCAATTGGTGCGCTATAACGACCGTGTGTATCGCGTAAGTTTAGCAGATGGTAGCTCAATTCAGGAATCAACATTTGATCCAGAAAATTATGAACTGGTAAATGCATCCACACTGAGCGGTGTTGATCGTACTACCGGTTTTTATGTTGCTGATGTAAACAATCCTGGATTGGATTTGGCTTTGCTGATCGATGGAATCGATTATCCAGGTGTACAAGTACAAAGCACAAACTTTAGTGATAACACTGGTTATGATATTGGAAATTTTGATATTACACCATTTGATAATATTGACTATGGTCCTGAAGGATTACCCACATATAGTGATGCCATATTAGACACAGAATACAGCAGTTTGTTTACAGATATCTACATCGGAACACGTGCTGAAGACATCAATGTAGATGGTGGGGCATTTATTGATGAATATAGTTCACATGCTCCAGAAGAATTAGTACCTGGCGCAATATTTGATACACTTGATATGACAGTCAGAACCAGACCTGGGCATGATTATACTGGCAATGGGCATGCGTCACAGATCAAAGGCATATCATATGTTTATGATGGCGGAGATACCTTTAGTTTTGCTGGAATTGTTGAACATCCTGTGGAATTGGTGGTATTCAATGGTACCACTGGTGATAGGTTGTATAATAACAGAAATTATACCATCAACTGGGTAAACAGAACAATCACAGTAACTTCTGGTGTATCGTCCGGCCAAGTAGTAAAGATTTATGTTTATGAGATTGGCGGCGGACATCAGATATTCAGAAAAAATTATATCGGCGATAAGATTGGAAATCGAATAACTGTGCCAGTGGATGTTAACGACATTGATCAGGCATTGATCCTGATAAATGGTATTGAAACCACCGCATATAGCTATTCTGAAACCGTGGTTGGCGAAACTGAATTTATTTTCAGCACAACATACACTGGCAATGATTTCATAGTTGTAACTTTGTTTGGTGAACAAATTCTTGAATCAGATTCATCATTAATCGATTATGGATATAGTTATCCTGAAACAGAAATATTTGTTTCAGACGGAACCACATCCAGTTTTATTATTTCTGGTAATATCGAAAGCTCAGCCAGAGATAATATCATCGTTGAACTCAATGGACGAAGATTGCGCCCTAGCGAAGGCATTCGACACATCGGTGATGGTACAACTGTGGAGTTTTATTTCCCAGATGGCATCCGCACAGGAACTGATCAGACATTAATTGCTGATTCAGAAGTAGTTGTATACATAAACAACCAAAAGAAAACACTGGGCAGCGATTATGCTGTATCACTTAACGATGAAAGTTCTGAACGGTATGTTATCATGTCAGTAACTCCTGATGCTGGCGATACGGTGGATGTCTATGTTACTGGATCGGCTGACTATACAGTTAACAACATCAATAATGAATTAAAAATTGTAAGCTCTGGTATTGTCTTGAGTGCTGGGGATGTTATCGCAGTGACTACATTCAGAGATATCAGACAACAAGATGCACTCACTGTGGTGTATCAAGGACCCAAAGTAATTGAACTTCCAGTATCAGAAGGGATGGACGTTTTTGGTTTCGATAGTGTACCGTTTGACTATACTATTGGTGTTGATTCAACGGTCAATATTTTTGAACTATATCGAACAATTGAAAATGCTGACCGAATCTGGGTAACACTCAATGGACGCAGATTGACAGCAGGTGAAGATTTTGTTTTATCAAACGATGGCACTGCTATTCTTTTATCAGGAGGTGCGATCAGTTCAATTGATGTGGTTGCTATTACCACATTTACTAATAGTGTTGTTCCTGATGAATTGTCATTCAGAATTTTTAACGATATGCGTGGGAATGCAGCAGTATACCGTATTATACGTGATAATACAACTGAACTTGTGCAAGATTTGGAACCCTGGCATGACACAGTGTATGTTGATGACGCAAGCAAGCTGGGCGAACCCAATCTTCCGGCAGGTATCTTTGGTGTAGTTAATATTAATGGTGAAAGGATTACCTACAGAACACGCGATACAATCAATAACACCATCAGTGGACTCAGAAGAGGCACAGCCGGTACAGCAACTCAAAGACACGCCGCGTCTAGTTCAGTACAAGACCAATCACGAGGTAGCGTTTTACGCCATCCATATAATTTAATATGGTATATAACCAATGGTATTGCACTGCAAAAACAACAAACAACTCCAGCACGATTCTTCAGAGGCGAGTGATCTAGGATGCATAAATAATGAAAATGACAGACACAAATAAAAATTATCAAAAACCCATGGATACCAAAGAATCAAAACCCAACGAATCAAGCTCAGTAAACATCCAGGGCCATATTAAAATCTTTGATCCAAACAGTAAAGAAGTCTTTATTGATAAAAGAAATGCCATTCATTATGAGAACATGAGTGAAGCACTGGCACAGAGCTTGGCTAACAAAAATCTGGGTTATATTTACCAGATGAGTTTTGGAAACGGTGGTTCCAGCGTGGATCCCACTGGTGTGATTACCTATTTGCCCGCAAACAGTACCGGACAAAACGCAAACTTATACAACGAAACATTTAGCAAAGTTGTAGACGATAATAGTTCGTCAAATACTGATACTAATCGAAATAATCTAACGGTTCTACATACATCAGGACGTGTGTATACTGATATTCTTGTTAGTTGTCTGTTAGATTATGGAGAGCCAACAGGTCAACAGGCATTTGATAACAGTACCACACTAGACGGTGACTTTGTGTTTGATGAACTGGGACTAAAAAGTTGGAATGGTTCAGCCGACAACTTAAAGTTAATCACACATGTGGTTTTCCACCCAGTTCAGAAAAGTTTGAACAGGCAAATACAAATTGATTACACTGTACGTATTCAGACGTTAACCAATTTGAGTACAACATAAATATACATATATTTAAAATGAATAAATAAGATTATATAAAGAATTTGGAGTTGAGCAACAATGGCTTATACAATTAACAAAACAAATGGTAGTATTTTTGCAACAGTTGCGGACGGTACTATTAATACATCAAGTAGCATTACTATTATCGGCAAAAACTATGCAGGATATGGTGAGTTTTTGGGAGAAAACTTTATCAAAATGCTTGAAAACAGTGCAAATAGCACAGCCCCAACTGCTCCATTAACTGGTCAATTATGGTATGATTCAGGAAATAACTTACTTAAAGTATACAGCGGATCACAATGGAAAAACCTGGGTGCTGCTACGTCAAGTTCAAGCACACCGACCGGTAACGTTGCTGGTGATTTGTGGTTTGACTCAACTAACAGCCAATTAAAAGTTTATGATGGATCGAGTTTTGTTTTGGTAGGTCCAGCATTCACTTCAGGCACCGGTACATCTGGTGCAATTGTTGATACTGTTAGAGATTCCGGCGGCATAGACCACATCGTGGTTAAATTATATGTTGAAAATGATATTGTTGCTACTGTTAGTAAAGATTCAACGTTTACACCTCAAACTTCAATAACTGGTTTTGCGAATATTGCTTCTGGAATTCAATTAAGCACAACTGTTGACAGTGGTAATGCATTGTTTACTGGTAAGGCTACTAATGCGGCCCAACTTGACGGGTTCAGCGCCACCGATTACCTTAGCGCCGTTGCCAATGACACAACTGTTGGTTCCCTAGGAATTTTAAACGACTCAGGATTAACAGTGGGTGTTGACAGCGATTTTCAGATTACTACTCCACTGGGAACCGGTAATGTAATTTTAGATAATCTCATCAACAACGGAGATATTATTTTCCGTGTAAATGATGGTGGTTCAACCACACAGGTACTTGTTTTTGATGGCGCAACATCAGATATTCTGCCTGGTGTTGGTGGCACAACTAACTTGGGTGCCAGCGGAACCAAATTTAATAATGTTTATGCAAACAGTTTCGAAGGAACAGCCACATCAGCCGAGTATGCTGACTTGGCAGAACGCTTTGAAGCAGATGCTGAATATGAAGCAGGTACTGTTGTAGAGTTAGGAGGTATTGCTGAAATTACTAAGGCGGTTGAAGAATTATCAGAAAACGTTTTTGGCGTTATCTCAGACCGTGCAGCGTACTTAATGAACGCAAAAGCAGGTTCAAATGCTACACACCCACCAATCGCTATGAATGGACGTGTGCCAGTTAAAGTCATTGGAACTGTAAACAAAGGCGATCGCTTAGTTTCTGCAGGCAATGGTTTTGCCAGAGCAGCACAAGACGGTGAAGCAACTGCACGTAACATTATTGGACGTGCGCTAACTAATAAAGAGACAACAGGCGAAGGCACAGTAGAAGCAGTCGTTAAAATTAATTTTTAAAAGAAGACTAGTAATCAATCCCAGCCATAACTTTTATATCAAAGTATATAAAGTATGGCGTTGGTAAAAGTCAACTAATACAAAGGGAAAAGTAAAATGGCATATACATCAGGCGATACTATTCTAGATGACCACTATAACATTTTTGTACAAGGTGGTGCATCAGCAGTAGATCATAATACAGCAAACTTGAATACAGTTTGGGGTTCAGGAACAAGTGATAAAGGTTACGGTCAATCAGGTAATCTTTCAACAGTAAGTGCAGGAACAACAATTACTGCAACACAATGGGTAAATTTACTTAACCGTACAAGTACAATTGCTAATCACCAAGGTACTTCAATTACAGCAATTACAAATCCAACCACTGGTGATACTATTAGCGCATACACAGCACTAAGTGGAAATATTTCAAGTATTTTTACAAACAGAGGTAATGCTGCTGCTAATGGAACAGATATTACTACAAACGGCACAATTACAAGCACTACTACCTGGGATGTTAGCGCATCAATTACACGCACTGTAACATTTAGCAGCGCAAATGCAGCACGTTACTTCTTTAATGCAGGTGGTATGATTCGTAACAGTTTAAGTTTAACACTTACTTCAGGTGACGCTAAGTCACTAGAATGGGCAGACTTACTTTCAAAATGCGGTACTATTGTTACTACAGGTGGCTCAGCAACACAATCTATTGCTGGCACCTCTTACACTGGTACTACAAAAGTTGGTGGATTAGGTACCCCAGATATCTTAACTACTACCACTGGTTATTATGATTTAACACCAGGTGGTGCAGCAACTACAATTTTCCGTCAGTATGCTGATAGTGCACCGTATACCGCAAACTATGTTACAATTACATTAGCATTAAACGCTACGTCAACTGTGCTAACTTATGTTATTACATTAACTGACGCTGCTGCCGATACCGTTGCTCCAGATGGTTCAGGATCAGGCGACGCACTAGACGTTGTGGACGGTACACTTTCAAATGCAATGGTTGTGCGTCCACCAAGTACAACATACTTGTCAGATACCTGGGGCACACCAGCAATGAACGCTACATCTTGGACAATGACAAGCTAATAAGTTTTTAACTTATTACACCAAAAAGCCCCGCAAGGGGCTTTATTTTTGATATATAATCGTGTATAATACCCATATGGATACTGACAATATTATCAAACAATCACGAGCACGGTTTGATCACAATCAAGCCAAGCAGATTCTGCGTGAAAAATACGAAGCAAAGATGTTGTTTGCATACAACGGAGGCATGTGGCGTGCTGGTCCAGAATTATTAATGACTATCGCAGTATGCCCAGATGAAGACTGTGTGCTTGTCGACGAGTACAACAATCCAGTACAAATTAACACACTAGAACTTGAATTGCTTGCGCAACAACGTTGGCAAGAACAAATGAATGGGTGGTTAAATGAATTTCAAGAACTCAGCCGTAAAAGGTAAATTTACCCCTACAAACAAATCAAAGTTTTTAGGTAAAAAAGATCCTATCTATCGTAGTCTATGGGAACGTAGGTTTATGTTATATTGTGATCGTTCGGATGCAATACAATTTTGGGATTCGGAAAGTTTTCATATTCCATATATGCATCCTAAAGAAAACCGTATGCGTAATTATTATCCTGACTTTTATGTTGACTATATTGACAAATACGGCAATCCGCGACAAAAGCTAATTGAGATTAAACCACGTTACCAAATGAAATGGCATGTTAATAAGGCAAAATGGGCGGCGGCAGAGAAATACTGTAAAGAATATAATATGGAATTTCAGGTACTAACTGAGCGGGAGTTATTTTGAAAACCTTATATAGCTTAGGTTGTAGTTTTATGAGTGATGATACCTCTACATGTGGTTTCCCAACATTTTTACAACAGTTTTGTGAACGCAACAAATATGAATATCATTGTATTGCCCGTCCTGGCGCTACAAATTTTGCTATTAGACTGCAAATTGATTATGCCATTAAACAGAAACCAGACTTAATTGTTATTGGCGCTACTAGTAGTGATAGAATTAATATTGTACGTAATCCGGATGGGTGGAGGTCACCTGTTGAATTAAAGCATATTGAATATCGAGGATATCAGTGTAGCAGCGAGCAAGAGTTTGATCACGATGAAGTGTTTATTGTAAGCGATACACTAGCAAATATCGTCGAAGCACAATATATTGATGTTGGTGAAGATACTAAACAGGCAGTACAAAGATATATTGCAGATTTGCACGATATGGGACTACAGTACAACATCGATGGCTGCGTTATTAGAGACGGACTACGTGCTTTACAAGAGAGTGGACTGCGTTTCATCTTTATGCCTGGCCCAATGTTTTGGATGGGATGGAACTGGCTAGGCGATAGTTTATGGCCGCCATACGAAAAACAACCCTGGGATATGCCATTTGGCCCACATAATGTTAATAACCACAATCCGCCCGAAGCGCATGCTTTGTTTTTAGATACACTAGAGAGAATAGTATGAAACGTAAAATTTTTAGAATGCTAGTAGACATTGCAGATCGTGTTAATATTTGGTTTACTGCTAAATTTAATCTAAATCCAAAACGTCGGGTATTGGAAATTCAACAAGATTTACATACAACAATGCAAGATCTTGATAACACAATTGGAAAGGCGCTGGAAATTAAATGACGCAAGGTTGTTTAATATTTGCACATAATAACGGTGATATTGATTATGTCAAACTCGCAGAACGTAGTGCTAAAAACATTAAGCAATATTTAGGCCTACCTACGACTATTATAACCGATATAGATACAAAAACTTCGAGTACACGTTGGTTCGCGGATTACGATAAAAGCGTAAAGTGGTTAAATTCTGGACGTTCACGTGCTTACGAGTTATCACCATACGATCAAACTGTATTGTTGGACGCAGATTATATTGTAAATAGCGACCAATTGTTAAATTTGTTTAGAAGTGGCCAAGATTTTCTAGCACATCGGAATGCAAACAGTGTTACTGGTACAGGTTGGAGCAAACAGCTAAACACGTTTGGTGAATACCGTTTTCCAATGTGGTGGGCGACTGTTGTGTACTTTACAAAATCCGACACTGCACGTGCTATATTTGACGCGATGCAGATGGTCGAAACAAACTACGAGCATTATGCTAACTTGTATAACTTTAAAAAACACCCATACAGAAATGATTATGCACTAAGTATTGCATTAAACATTGCTGACGGACATTTTAACGCAGAACAGTTCGATATTCCCTGGACACTACAAAGTGTTGTTCCCGAACACGTACTAACACGTACAGATAACGTGTATACAGTACGCTATGACAATAAACGCATAGAATTGTCTGGCATGGATTTTCATGCCATGGGTAAAAAGCACTTGGAGGCATTGTATGATTGAAGCAGAACGTGGATATTTAATTGTTGCTACTAACACATCTGATGTAGATTACATTGCGTGCGCACGTGTTCTTGCAAAAAGCCTACGTTACTGGCACCCAACAGCAAAGATATGCTTGTTAACAGATACAGAATATTCAGATCCTGTGTTTGATTATGTAAAACAGTTTCCATATCCTACAGTAGGTGGATGGGCTGATGATTGGCAAGTGTTTTCTGCTAGTCCATTTAGACAAACTATTAAGTTAGAAGCAGATATGATTGTTACTGCGCCAATTGATCATTGGTGGACTATGTTGGAACATCGCGATGTAGTAGTAACACAAGGTAGTAAAAATTTTTTACAACATACGGCAACATCAAGACACTATCGTAAAATATTTGATTTGAATAATTTGCCAGATGTATATAATGCTATTACATATTGGCGTGTTAGTAAAACAGCAAAAGATTTTTTCTTTAGAGTAAGACATATTTTTGAAAATTGGGATGTATATAAGCAAAGTTTGCGCGGCGGATCGGGCGAAATTGCTAACACTGATTTAGTATACGCAATGGCTGCCTGTTTTATCGGTGTAGAACGTGTTACACTACCCGATACTTCGTACCCAAGTTTGGTACACATGAAAAAACACATCAATAACATCGCTGCTGATGATTGGTGTAAACAACTTGTATGGGAATTAATTGATGGAGAGTTTAGAATTAATACTGTAAGTCAGCGTTATCCAGTACACTACCATCAAAAAGACTTTGCACAAGAATTGGAACCCGTATATGACAAACTTTTGGCAAGCACTTGAACACGCAGAACAGCCTGCAGAACATTCAGAGTTAGAATATCGTTTATATTATAACGATCTAGGCGAACCTGTTTTTTATTCAATCGACAAAGAATTGGGTAATTACATTATAGTAGACAAAGAAACATATGCTAGTGGACGCTATGATGTGCGAGTTATTGATGGAAAATTAATTAAGCCCAGACAATATGTTTATCAGAAACTTGTACCAGTCGCACAAGGTATAGATGTTGCAATCGTTACTCCTGACCAAACGTGGAAACTAAAACGCTATGAGTGATATTATTGATATTGCCGACTTGGATGTTGTGTATCTAAGTTATGATGAGCCACAGAAAGAAGAATTCTGGGTTAAAATTAAAAACATGATACCTTGGGCTGTTCGTGTCGACGGAGTAAAAGGTTCAGATGCTGCACACAAAGCAGCCGCAGAAGCAAGCACAACCGAACGTTTTGTGCTTATTGACGGCGATAATTTGCCAAATCCAGAATTCTTTAATCTACAACTAGAAATGAAAACGCCAGAGTATGAGCGGGCTGTGTTTCGTTGGAGAGCAGTTAATCATATTAATGGGCTTATGTACGGCAACGGTGGATTAAGTTGCTGGACACGTGAATTCATTCGAAACATGAAAACACACGAAGCATCAGACGGGTCTAATGATACCTGCGTAGAATTTTGTTTTGATCCATTGTACTGGTCTATGCATGATTGTTATAGTACAACATATCCAAACGGCAGTGCATTTCAAGCGTGGCGAGCAGGTTTTAGGGAAGGTGTTAAGATGTGTTTGGACCGTGGACGTAAACCGACTGAAATCGAGTTTAAGGATGCAGTGCATAAGCGTAACATGGACCATTTAACTATTTGGCACAATGTTGGACTTGATGTAGAAAACGGAGCGTGGGCGATTGCTGGTGCACGTCAAGGCACATCTATGACTATGCTTGAAGACTGGGATTACCGAGAAGTACAATGGTTCGATAATTTAGCAGAATTATGGTCTACAACACAAAACAACGATCCGCATGAAATGATTGAATTTTATGGCGAGCGTTTAACAGGACGTTTAGATTTGCCAATGATTCTACTAGACGCAAAATCAAGTAAATTTTTTAAACATCATTATCGCAGTAATTGGCACAATATGGGTGCTACTGTACGTGAGATAGATGTTGTTAGAACACAAGAGGGATGATAATGTATTTTAATAAAAAACATTTAGATATTAATTATAGTAGGTTTGTTAATGACGACTTTAATACACACGAAGGATCGTGCATTAAACACCAAATCACTGAGTGCGCCGATATACACCAAGAATATGGCGGTTTTCCAGATTCGTATTCTTACGATAATACAAGAATTAATCAATTATGGTATGACAACACACAAATTGATTATGAAGATTTAGGTAAACAATTAGGTATGGAAGTAATTTCTGTTAGTGCTATTAGACAACGTCCAGGATGTGTTATTCCTTTGCACAGAGATATGTTTTATCAGATTACTAGTAAATATCCTAACGATACCAGATTAAAAGTTCGTGCTAATGTACATCTAGAAGACTGGAAAATGGGACATTTTATACAGTACGGTGATACAGTTTTTACACATTGGAAAGCCGGCGATGCATTAATGTGGGATTCAGAGGTGTGGCATCTTGGTGCTAATGCTGGCTTTCAAGATAAGTTTACTTTACAGGTATCAGGCTTTCTATTAGATGATAACAGTTAAGGTTAAAACTAGCGATAGTGTAGTGTGGAACACCGTGGAGGTCCATTCAAAAATAGCCCAAGCATTATATACCAATCAGGATCTGCTAATAGACCTAAACTCAGAAGGCCCAGACTTTACAACACTTGGCATAGATGAATATATCGATACCATTAAAACTACTGTTAACTATACCGGTAACATTACTTTCCAAACTTGTAATATGCTAGAGCCGTCATCGACTTTTCCTATACACCTGGTATATAACGCACTTGAATATGAATCCACAATAAAAAAATCAAATGATCTAAAACATTTTGGATTATTTGTCGGCCGAGGAAACGCACCAAGGCTTTACTTGTCGTCGTACCTTTATAATAATCATCGCAATATTTCATTACACACAAATCATTTAGATTTAGACAACGAGTTCTATGCTGCTAACATTGGTCTAGAGAGACTAATGCTCGAATACAATATTACTGACATAACAGATATTGCTAACTACATTAACCAGTGCCCGATTAATACACAATCTGTTGAAATCGATAAGACTCTTGATATTAATCCTGCACAGCAATTATTTAAGAATGACTCTGATGATTTTTTAAACAAGTACAGTCAATTTGCTATTGAGATTGTTTGTGAAACCTATTTTACCGGAAATACATTTTTCCCGACCGAAAAGATATGGCGTCCAATATTATTAAAGACTCCATTTATTGTGCAAGGCCCGGCAGGCTATCTAAAGAATTTACGCAATTTGGGATTTAAAACATTTAATGATTTTTGGGACGAGGGATATGACGAAGATCCACATACCCACTCTATACATGAAATAACTCGTGTAATTGATACCCTAGCAAAAGAATCTACCGAAGAGATTAGTTGGATGCTAAAGAATATGCAAGATATCTTAGATCATAATTATAATAGACTATTAGATTTATATAATGAACCAAAATAAAGGTGACGAAGTAGACAAGGACTTTAAGTCAAAGTTCTTAAGTGATGCAGAAATAGCACAACAAAAATTAGATACAGTGAGTCCAAGTTTCTGCTTGGCTAAATGGAAGCAGGTAAGTTTGCATTTAACCAATGGCATGAATAACTCATGTTATCATCCACCACTACGCAAAATACCTGTAGAAGAACTCGCCGGAAATCCCGGTAAGTTGCATAACACTGATTATAAAAAACTACAGCGTGAAAAGATGATCGCAGGCGAACGTCCTGAGGAGTGCTTCTATTGTTGGGCAATGGAAGATAACGGAAAACTTAGTGATAGACACTACCGTTCAGGAGAACCGTGGGCTATTGAAAAGTTTGATGAAGTTGTAGCTGACCCAATGGCAGACACTAACCCTGCGTATGTTGAGGTGAACTTTAACTCTGCTTGTAATTTAGAGTGTAGTTATTGCTCACCCCAATTTAGCAGTTCGTGGATGCGCCAGGCAAAAGAACATGGTGCGTATCCAACAAGCGTTCCTCATAACGATCCTGTACACTTCCAAGGAGAACGTAGACCTATTCCGCATTCAGAGTATAATCCATACGTAGAAGCATTTTGGCAATGGTGGCCAGAGTTGTATCCTGATTTAAAACATTTCCGCATGACAGGCGGTGAACCACTAATGGATAAAAACACATATCGTGTGTTTGATTATGTATTAGAGAATCCAAAACCAGACTTACACCTAAATGTAACATCTAATCTCAGTGTAGAACAAAAACTATGGGACAAATATATTGATTATGTGAAACGTATTTGTAATGAAGGTGAGAATGTTGAACATTTTATGCAATATGTTTCACTTGATGGGTTTGGTAAACAAGCAGAATATATGCGTGCTGGACTAAACTTTAATTTATTATGGGATCGTGTAAATCAATTTTTAACAGAAGTACCATATAGAAGTAGTTTAACATTTATTATTACAATGAATAATCTATCAGTAACCAGTTTAGAACATTTGTTTACTGGAATATATGGATTAAGACAACTTTATAGTAATACCTATCAGCGTGTTTGGTTTGATACTCCTGTATTGCACACTCCCAAATGGCAGAGTATGCGATTGCTTCCGGATATGTACGCAGACAAACTAGAAGATCTAATGATGTGGATGATGGAACATGTTGAAACACCACGAACACGCTTTAAAGGATTTAAAGATTACGAAATTAAACGCCTGGACAGAGACATTGCTTGGATGAAAACACCTATTGAAAATTCACAAAAGCACAAGGGAGATTTCTATAGATTTTTTAATGAATATGACCATCGTCACAATTATGACTTTTTGCAGGTATTTCCGGAAATGGCAGCCTGGTGGAATGAATGCAAGTACTGGGCCAATCAATGATAACATTTATTGGAACACATTTTGCCATTAATGAACCGTGGGGCAAACAAGAGCATTATATTATTGATACAGTAAAACGTCAAGTTGAGTTTAACTTTCCTAACGAACGTAACTTAATAGTTAATATCACCTGGCTAGGTCCGCAGTTTAAAAATGGAATATGGGAACAGGTTTGTAGCATTAATAAGACGTACGATAATCTATTTTGGTTGGCTCCTGTTGACCCTCTAACAATAACAGAAAAACAGCGTAACGAGATTGAACAACGTCTTGGTGTAAACCGTGTGTTTCATGTTGGATCTTCGTTTAATACTGGGCCATATACATTTAACACAGGTGCTATTGCAAGCTATCAGGATTTTCCAAATTACACAGACGAAGATGTGCGTTTAGAAACTATAGAATACAAATACATGTGTTTAAATAGAAAACCCAAACCACATAGAATTCGTATTGTTGAATCCTTAAAGCACAACAATTTACTTGATGATGGTATTGTTACATTAGGACTTAACAATGCTGATTATGACGCAAGCGAAGGCATTAACACAGATGTATTTTTAAAAATTAATAATGATGCACCAGAAGATTATGCTCCAGAGTCTGTAAGCGGCTATAATGCATTTGGTGGTGTGCCGTTTGATGTTTGCAGTCTTGGAAGGTTAGATATCTGGCGCAAGCACTTTTTGAACATCATATCTGAAACAGAATGGCGGCCGTGGGATCCTATGTTTGTCACTGAAAAGACATGGAAACCAATCATAGGCATGCGCCCGTTCCTTATTAACGGTCAGCCGCAGATATATCAATGGTTAAGAGACAACGGATTTAAAACATTTACGCATTACTTCCCAGTTGAGTTAGAAGATGTAAACGAAGAACAAATAATCCCAGCTATCACAGAAGCCGTTAAATATCTAACTACAGCAGATTTAAACAGTATGTATGTTGACATGCTTCCTGATCTAGTTTATAATAGAAAAAGATTCTTTGAATTTGCACAAGAACAAGATAAAAAATTAAACGAGTTATTCAATGAGCAAACTACGTAAACCGGGTAGAGAAACAGACCTGGAAATTAAGCAATGGGTCGATGAATTCAGTACGAGTTTTTCTTTAACGAATATAATAAGCGGCATGGATATAATTTTACAGAAACATTTCCAGAGATGATTACCTGGTGGGAGTGTAGGTATTATGCAAGATAACAGTCAACAATATGTAATAAATCACCCGACTGGTGCATCAGGAACTTTTTTAGAATTAGTACTATTATCTGGATTGCAAGGTTTTGATTTAGACAATGTTTACATTTCGCCCGAGGGAAACTGCCACGATATTGGTTTTGGAAAATGGCAATCAGGAAACAACTTTTCGTTTTTGATGTCAGATAAAAGTAAAAAGTTTACAGTTGGGACTACACATTTTACAAACCGAAATGATATAGAAAAATTTTATTCTGGATCGTGTGTAACATTGATCAACTGTAAACCTGATGATTTTTTGTTAGTGTCTGCACAGAAAACTTTTAAAGCTGACTCAAATCCTGAGTCGTGGACAGAGACAGCATATAATAACTTGCGTGGAAATGACTGGCCTGAATACAGCCTAACCAATATTCGAGATTCAGAAATAATTGCCAATGAAATGATATCTTTGCATAATTTAAACTATGTAAAAGAATGGGTAACAGCTACAGATCCTACAGAGTTTGATGTTGTTATAGATTTTGCAACAGTTATTGGCCTATCTGACAAACGTTTAGTTGACGTTGTAAATAAAAACTTTTTTGTTGATTTAAATACCCAAGCCGTAAAGTTTATTGAAAAATACCAGCATTATAATCAGACTTATTATAAAAAGTATATCCAATGAGTACGATAACATTAGGCCAAACACCATCATCTGTAGATCAATATTCAAAACCAGAGAAAGAGATCTGGAACAATGGTTGCCAGCAGGTTGACGAAGCGTTTCCAAATAATCAAAATCTAGTTATTAACATGACTTGGTTTGACTCATAATTTAAAAATAGTGACTGGTATAAGTTGTTAAATTTTAAAGAGCGAAGTTATCTGATGTGTTAAATCCACTGCCAGTGGATGAGAAATATGTAGATAAAACATTTATTGAAAACGATTGTAGGTTAAGTAACATATGGGCTTAAGAAAGAAGGATAGAAATACAGACTTAGAAGTTAAAGGATATATCGATGGTTTTAGTCCGAGCTTTTGTGCAGCTAAGTGGTATAATGCTACTATTTGGCTAGGATCCGGCATGACTACAAGTTGCCACCACCCGCCGGCACATTTAGTAAGTGTTGGGGATGTTGTTGCTAATCCAAAAGCATTACACAATACTCCACAAAAGAAACAAGATCGTGCGCAAATGCAAGTAGGAGAACGTCCGCCCGGATGTGAGTATTGTTGGAAGATCGAAGACATGGGCCGCGACGCTATTAGCGACCGTGTTTATAAAAGTGTGATCTATTCTGAGCAGGATCTTGTAGAAGCATATATGCTAAATCCAGATGAAGATGTAGATTTAAAGACATTAGAAATTGCGTTTGACAGAACTTGTCAGTTTGCATGTTCGTATTGCAATCCTGCGTTTAGTACGCAATGGGTTACAGATTTAAAGAAACACGGTGCGTATGAAGGACTGGTTAGCGATGGTAGAGGACACTTTACGCACACACACGATGCAGCACAGTTGTATAAGCCAAACGAAACTAATCCGTATGTAGAAGCGTTCTTTAAATGGTGGGAATCAGATCTGCACAAAACTCTACAAGAGCTACGCTTAACCGGAGGCGAACCTATGATGAGCCCGCACACCATGCGACTCATTGATTGGTTTGTTGAGAATGAAAGCCCGGTGAAATTTGCTCTAAACAGTAATCTTGGAATCGACGATGCTAAACTTGATCAGCTAATTAAAGCAAGCCATAACATCAAAAATTTCCAGTTATATACCAGTAACGAAAGTATTGGAGCACACGCAGAATATATACGCGATGGTTTAAATTGGGAACAATGGCAACACAATGTTGAACGTGTTCTAACCGAAGGCAAAGTGGACGGTTTCCATGTTATGTGTACTATTAATGCATTATGCTTAGAATCATTAACAGAGTTTTTAGATTGGATGCTAGATTTAAAGAAACGTTTTGGTCAGGATTATCCTTCGTTTACATTAAACATATTACGTTTTCCAAGTTTTCAATCGCCATTGGTATTACCAGATGATTTGCGTATGGATTATGCAGACAAACTAGATACTTGGTTAGAAGAACATGCATATAAAAATCTACTACTGCATGAACATGAGATTAATCATGTGCAACGACTAATTGATTATTTAGATGTTGTTAAGACTCCGCACTCAGATACGTTTGATATGCCATCGCTGCACAATGACTTTAAAAAGTTTTATGCACAATATGATCAACGTCGCGGCAAAAACCTGGCAGAAACATTCCCTGTCATTGGAGAATGGTATAATGAACTATAAGACTAAGTACAAACACTTAGTTGTTAGCGGATGTAGCTATACGGCCAACGATTATCACGAAAGTATATCTTGGGGAAATATGCTTGCTGATATCGCAGGCATGCAAATTCATAACTTAGCAGTGCCTAGCGAGTCCAATGAGCATATATCTAGAAGCGTAATGCATTATCTGTCTGCTAACAATATGTCTCCGTTAGATACGTTAGTATTAGTTATGTGGAGCGGATTAGATCGCGCCAGTCTTATTGTTGAGTCAGACAAGTACACCATAGAAAAACAGCATCCAGAATATAGGTACAACGAACACAGCGAGTATTTCTTACTAGGCGGAGACAACTTTGGTCCAGATACAGACTTTTGTAATACCTACCGGTCTTTAGTAGGTGAAAATACGCAAGTGCTGTTAAATTGGATTAATATGCAAAATCTCTATAACTATTTAGAACTAAACCAATATACCTATCGATTTACAACACTGTCACAAATACTTGACACAGACATTATTACTAATAAATTTAAGTTTAACAAGCATCTAAAAAGGTTAAATTTAAAATTAGATTACTCAAAATGGATTCTAATAAACAGAATGCAAACACTTGATGAAGTTGCACACATGCATAACCTTTGCTATCCTAAATCGGCAGCTGGTTACCTGGCTGGCCACCCTACTGCTGAAGGACACTACAAATGGACAACAGAATATCTAGTCCAAGTGTTGCTAAATCAAGGTATTTTATATGAGTTATGATTATAACAGTTGGGAACCTGTTAAGATCTCGGTAGATGAATTAACAGAGCGAGAAACAGAATTACTGCGAGACAGCGAAACGTTTTGTATCTATCCGTGGATACACATGCACACATATCCTACAGGCGAAACTTGGCCTTGTTGTCACGCAGAGATGAGTGCAGGTTGTGTGGGCACTACCAAACAAGACTCGTTAAACAAACTAGCAAATAGCGAACGCATAAAGAAACTGCGTTTGGACATGTTAAATAATCAAAAGAATTCATACTGCACTCGTTGTTATGAACAAGACGAGGCAGGCTTTTTTAGTGGTCGCAAGTCAGCAAACAAACATCATGGTCAGCACATAAAGCGTGTAGCGGAAACTGACGCTGATGGTGCCTACGCCAATTTTAAGATGACCTATTGGGATGTTCGTTTCAGTAACTTGTGTAATCTCAAGTGTAGGAGTTGTGGCCACATTTTTAGTTCACAATGGTACAAGGATCAAATTGCACTAGCAGGTCCAGAGTATAAAGAGAATAACCCACAGTTAACCTATGCTGGCAAGTTTGAAACAGACTTGTTAGAGCAAGTGTTGGAACATATTGATTATGTAGAACAGATTTATTTTGCTGGTGGTGAGCCTCTTGTGATGGAAGAACACTATGCTATACTTGAAGAACTTATTAAACGTGGACGTACTGATGTTCGACTGATTTATAACACAAACTTTACACAAGTAAAACTACGAGACAAACATGCATTTGATATGTGGGAGCATTTTCCAAATGTTAGTGTAGGTGCAAGTTTAGATGCAATGGGTGCCCGTGCAGAGTATATTCGTTCAGGCACACGCTGGGCAGATGTCGAACAAAATATTCAAGACTTACGCAAAGAATGTCCGCATGTTGATTTTTACATTAGTGCTACATTAAGCATTTTTAACGCATTACATATTACAGACTTTCATAGAGACTGGTGTTTAAAAGGGTGGATTAACCCGCAAGACTTTAATATTAATATTTTACAAGATCCAGCACATTATAGAATTGATATTGCTACCCCGGAATACAAAGACGCGATACGAGAAAGATATAGCAGACATTTAGAATGGCTTGAACCGCAAGATTATTTAACCCGTGCTTCAACTGGTTACCGTTCTGCTCTTAACTTTTTAAACAATGACAACTCAGCACTATTACAAAAGTTTTGGGATAAGACTCGCCAATTAGATAGCATTCGCAATGAAAATGTGTTAGATTATATACCTGAATTAAAAGAATTACAAATATGATTAAACAACTTAATGAATTAGTTGAAGTTATTAATACAACTGTAATTTTTGATAGTACCACAGTGACGGAAATTAATGAGTTTTGTAAAAATTCTTTTAGAGAACAGTATAACCCTAATGAAAGAATCGTATTTGTAGTCAGTGCTTCTCAAACTAGACAGAAGTTAATAGAAATTCAACTTGCATTAAATGATATTGATATTGGCAATGATTTTGTTGTAATAGTTTCGGAAGACAAAAATGTTTTAGACGATATATCCTGGGTTGCTGAACATATTAGTTTTGATCCGCAACCGATGCAGTATTTCAATGGAAAAGAATTAATTAAATTGGCAAGGTTGGTTAAAGATAAAATGATCACAGATCAAAGTAAAGTAGATAAAATGAATCTTCCACATAGTAAGTTTTGTGTTTTGCCCTGGATTAGTCTAGAAGCTAGTCCAATTGGTACAATTCGTCCCTGTTGTATGTTTAAGGGCGAGATTGTTAACAATCATGGTGTTAAATTTGATCTGAACAAGGATAGTTTAAAAACAGCTCATCAATCAGAATATATGAATCAACTACGTTCGGCGTTCCTTAAAGGAATTCAGCCCGTTGAATGTAATAATTGCTGGGAAGAAGAAAAATCAAATCGAACTAGCAAACGCATGAATACTATTTTGCGATTGTCAAATATGTTTGTAACTGATAAAGAATGGACAGCGGACTCAAGAGATTTAATGTTCTTGGATTTAAAATTAGGAAATATCTGTAACCTTGCGTGCCGTATTTGTGGATCCTGGAGTTCTAGTACCTATGCTGGTGAAGAATTAAGAGAACTTCCATTAAATGATCGTAAGGATAGTTTCCCTTATAAAGCAAACCGCAGCGGAAATTGGCCACGAAAAAGTTTAACCTTCTGGGACGAGTTACATAATATGTCTTCAGGAATTCGATATATTGAATTTACTGGTGGCGAACCGTTTATGATTCAAGAACATTTTGATTTTTTGCAATATTTAATCGACAATGATTATGCAAAGAATATCGAAATACACTATAACACTAATACAACATTATATCCAAAAAATGATTCTATTTGGAAACCGTTTAAACACGTTGAAGTCGCGTTTTCAATTGATGACTTACGTGAAAGATTTGAATACCAACGATATGGAGCAGAGTGGCGTACATTAGAAAAGAATTTAGAGAGATTCAAACGTCTGCGTGAACGCAGTAATAATTTAACATTACAAGTTTGCTCTACAGTTAATGTGTTTAATGTAATGTACTTAGAAGAACTTGCTAATTGGATTGATGAACAAGGATTTGATTTTGTATACTGGAATATGTTACACGATGCCCCACAGTATTGCGTAACTAGTTTGTCCAAGGAAGCAAAACTACGTGCTACAGAAAGATTATTGAGAGCAGAAGTAAATCCAAAACACTATCGAGAGTTTAAAAATATTGCTTTCTTTATGAATAGCAAAGACACTGATTCAGATGTTTTACGCGAAGATATCTTGCGTATGGACAAACGTAGAGAACAGAATATGCGTGATTATTTGCCAGAATTAGCAGAGTGTTTATTTGGAAAAGCCTGAAGTCAAACCAGAATTCTTGTGTATGGCGCCTTGGACGCACACATACCTATCGCCGCAAAGCGAACGTCGTCTTTGTTGCGCTAGCAGAGAACCTGCGCAAAATTTTACACAGTACATTGACACCAAATCAGGAACAGGAAATTATAATCCACTAACACTAGATGAATGGTGGAATTCAGAACACGTGCGTAATGTGCGTGTTAAAATGATGTTGGGCGATATACCAGAAGAGTGCCAAGTATGTAATCATAAACTTCTTAATACAGATGTATACCGCAGTTATTTTAAACATTTGTTTAATCACAAATATGATCAAATATGGAAAACCACAGACGATTCAGGTTATACAACAATGAAACCTGTAAGTTGGGATTATCGGTTTTCAAACTTATGTAATTTTAAATGTCGTATGTGCGGCGATATGCTTTCTAGTTCTTGGGAAGCAGAAGAAAAGAAACATAATATGTGGGATAAAAGTAATCCAAAAAACAACTGGATGCTTCCTGCGGTACGTAAGCAGATACAAAGATTTCAAACTGTAGCAGTTGATCAAGAACTTAGAACAGCAGTCGAAGAGCATCGTGTAGAAGAAATTTATTGGGTCGGCGGTGAACCATTGATGTTTGAAGAACACTGGGAGTATATGCGTCGCGTTATTGAATTAGGTGATGGTCTACGTGTATATGCTAGATACAATACCAATCTTTCGCAGGTTAACTACAAGGGGTTAAATCTATATACAGATATTTTAGCACATTTGCGAGACTGGCAAATTTGTGCGAGTATAGACGGTACTGGTGCTGTTGGTGAATATATACGCACAGGATTAAAATGGGAACAGTTTTTACAAAACTATAAAGATGCGCAAGCGATACAAACAAATGACAGGCAAATGCGTTTAGATTTCACGCTAACTTTACCGGGACTTTTTGAAGTAGAAAATATGTTTTGGCTATCGAAGGAATTAAATACACAGATACTTGCTAAGGTTACTTTTGCGTTTAGTCCAGACATTGTAATGAGTCCTCTTTCTTTGCCAAGACACATATTAGAACCGTATGTTTCGTCTGTGTTAGAACGGATTAAACCACATGCCGATAAACATCAACAACCGTTAGTTGATGTTCTAGAACAACTACTGAATAGGCCCACGCTTGAAGAGCAATGGCCAGATGAATATGCAGATGGTATGCGTCGAGGCAAAGAAAGAATTTTAACTCTAGAAAGTATTAGAACGCAACCAATTACAATGGCAGAAATATTAAAACAGAATTTAGAAATATATGAGTGGTGGAACAGAATTGAGGTGAAAAATTAATGATTACTGTGCTTGTAGGTGACAATGGTCAATATTTAGCGGATAAAGCAAAAGAATATGATCAATCTAGTTATCTAGTAAATTATGATAATTATAAAGATTTTCTATTGAATTGTAAATCTGCCACGATTTATACATCATTGGCAGATTTACCAGATGCAACATCGCATCAAATAGTATTGTATGACATACTATTAAAAGCAGATAAAATCTTTTATTATCCTCCGGAAAAATGGAATGACGAAAATGAAAAATTAAATTATATTTTTGGTCAACAATACTTCACTGAAACTATTCTTGTTAATATTAATAATGTATATCATACCGTTCAAAATTTAAATTTAACAAACAATAACAAATATAATAAATTAGAAGATTTTCGCAAAATAGATACTCCTCAAATTTGGGTAGCAGGGTGTAGTATATCCGCTGGCGATGGAGTCACCGATAAAGAAAGATATGGTAATTTAGTGCAAGAACATTTTAATATACCTGTTAGTTATTTGGCTAGGAGGGGAATGAGTATCGAATGGAGTGCCGAACAAATTTTAAGATCGGACATTAGAAAAGGAGATTTACTTATATGGGGACTTCCTCATGAATATAGGAATCCATTTTGGGATGACGAGAAAGGAAGAATAATAGATCATAAGAAATATAGATCGCAAGATATAGAAACTATTATGTATAGAAATGTAACAAGTATCGAATGTGTTCTTAATATTTGCAAAAAGTTAGGCGTTAATGTTATTATTTTAGTAATACAACAGGCAGATAGGATACTATCAATGCTGCCAAATATTGATGAATACATAATGGAAAAAATTAATATGTCAACATGGCTCGATCTAGGCACAGATAATAGTCACCCAGGACCAAAACAACATAGATCTTGGGCAAATTTACTAATAAAAAAAATAAACAATGAACAATATTTTAGATAAAATAGAAATGCGGTTGCGTAACTATGCAACTGGAGATCTACATTCTGTTTATTTTGATATATACGATAATAGTTTGTCGCGTAAATGGCTTACTGCACTTAACGATATACTTAATCGTAATTTGCATTTAGAAAAGAATTATTGCTTTTTTGGATTTGCAGATGGTGCTCGTTCGGGACAAGTTTTAATCGATGAAATTAATAAGGTTATTGATTATATTAACAATAGCCCAATTGATTATACAATTAACGATCATTTTACTCTTGAAAACTCCTTAGCGATCGAGCCATCAAATATTGATGGACAAGATCGCATTGTAGTTAACCATGATCATTTTAATCACTTGCATTTATATTTTGAAGAACTCGAAGGAACTACACAAAATCCATCGAAACATGCAATAAATGCAACACCAGAACAAAAATGGTACATCAGACAAACTAATTTATTATGTCATGAATTTGAATCATGGGCATTGAGTTACGGTAAGAAACATCATATGCCTGAATGGATGCGACCTAGCCAACTTATGTGTTGGATTAATGCTCCAAAATTTGAACTTACTGATGAGGATTACGAATTGTTTGGTATTGAAACTATCGGAAGGCCATTAGGAGGTGTTTTTGTCGGAGTTAACAAAGCAGTAGGCAAACATCACTGGGAAGTTTTTAATGATGAAGGTAGAGATTCGCGAATCAATGAATTAGTATCAACGACTCTACGTAGTCAAACATTAGCAGCAGGCGATTTTGATATCGAATGGGCAAGAGATCCAAGTCATTTTGATTTTATGCAAAAGAAATTATCTGATTTTAAAGAATGGTTAATTATAAATGGGTTTGATCCAGAAGATAAAAGTTTAACAATCGGGCACCCGCAGGTTGGGCAGGTAGATTTACAAAAATCATTTAGTACAACAGATTATCAACTTATATGGAATACACTCTATAAGTACTTAGATGTTTACAGTATTCGTACATCAGATGCGTATGCTGAATATGATTATCACTGGAGCGATCCAGATTTTGTTGAAAGACAAATTATAGCAATAGGAAAACATTAATGAAAGCATTTTTAAAGAAGATTAATATTTTTGGAAGATTATATAATAAGATTAAACTTGAAATTCGTTACAGAAAGAAACTAAAAGAATTACGTAAGCGCGATCCGTTTATCTACAAATGAATATAGCAATTGCAGGATATGGTTTTGTTGGTCATGCTGTTGCTGCTAAATTTAGCAAGCACATGGATATTATTGTTGTTGATCCCAAAATTGGCCCAGAAACCATAGAGGATTATAACAATATAGACGGTGTTATTGTTTGTGTTAATACACCAAGTGCTGCCGATGGTTCGTGCGATTATTCGCATGTAGCACAAGTTTTAACAACCATAGATAGTGCTATTCCGGTTGTAATCAAATCAGCAGTTGACGTTAAAGGCGTACTAGATCTAAAACAACAATTTCCCAATCACGAGATTACATATAGTCCAGAGTTTTTACGTGCTAATAGTGCTGATAGAGATTTTGCAACACAAGATTATGTTATTTTTGGCGGCGGCAATCAAGATTTTTGGCTTGATGTTTGGACAAAAGCATTTCCGTATATTGCAGCACATTATATAACAGATATTGAAGCTAGCCTTGTTAAGTATGCTGAAAACAGTTTCTTAGCAACTAAAGTAAGTTTCTTTAATCAGTTATATGACTTATGTGAGAACGTAGGTGCGGATTTTAACAATGTGCGCTATAGTTTATGTAGAGACGAACGCATTGGCCCAGATCATTCATACGTAACCAAAGAACGCGGCTGGGGAGGACATTGCTTTCCTAAAGATACACGTGCAATGATTAAACTGTCACGCGAAGCAGGTGCGCCAATGACTGTGTTAGAACAAGCCTGTATATACAACAACAAGGTAAGAAATGGGTAACATATTAGGTATCAGTGCCGGTTTCCATGATGCCGGAGTAAGTGTAATTGACTGTAACGGCAATATACTATTTGCCGGACATTCTGAACGTTATAGTAAACGAAAGCACGATGAAAACTTGTGTTATGATATACTAGAAGAAGCAGCCGGTTATGGTGATATTGATACCGTAGCATATTATGAAAATCATTGGTTAAAGAAACTGCGCCAGTTCCGATCGGGCGAGCGCATTACGCAATGGGACTTTAGTTTGCGTGATGTATTATTAAAACAGTTTGTCGGACACGAAAATCTATTATACAATAAAAAATTAAAACAATATACCCACCATCGATCACATGCAGCAGCAGGATTTCAAACAAGTCCATACATGGACGCAACTGTGGTTGTTATTGATGCGATTGGAGAACTAGATACTATTAGTATTTGGCATGCCGAGTACAACAAGAATGGTATAGCAAAGTATAAAAAACTCTGGGGTATGAAATACCCCCAAAGTATTGGGTTATTCTATTCAGCATTTACTCAGCGTTGTGGGTTGCGCCCATTGGACGAAGAATATATTTTAATGGGCATGGTAGGATGGGGTAAGCCATATTACACCAAAGAAATTCTTGATGAATTTGTTGAAACAATTAACCCTCCACAGTTCAAACATAACATGCATATTGGTACCGGTACCTTCTTGGATGATTCTGCCAACCTAGAAAACATTGCTTGCTCAACACAAGAGATCACCGAGTCAATGATTTACAATATCATGAGCAAAGCACGACAATTAGGTACCAGTAAAAATTTAGTATACATGGGCGGAGTTGCTCTTAACTGTTTAGCAAATCGTAATCTAGGTAACTTTTATGATAATATCTGGATCATGCCTAATCCAGGTGATGCTGGTAGTTCATTGGGCGCAGCAGCACTGGCGTATGGTAAAAAGTTAAACTGGGTTAATGCATTTTTAGGATTAAACATTCCTGGAGAATATCCAGTTAAACAATTATTAGATGAATTATTATCTCACAAGATTGTGGGTGTAGCATCAGGACGTGCTGAATTTGGACCACGTGCGCTAGGCACACGCTCGTTATTAGCAGATCCCAGAGGTCCAGATATCAAAGATCGGGTAAATGATATTAAACGCAGACAACGTTTTCGCCCGTTTGCACCTGTTATACTAGAAGAATATGCGCACGAATACTTTGATATGCCACATGGGTTTGAAACTAGTCCTTATATGCAGGCAGTTGCACGTTGTACCAACCCAGATGAATTTCCTGCTATTGTGCATGTTGACGGAACAAGTCGTGTACAAACAGTACCTAAAGACGATACCGGTATTCGTAAGTTACTCGAAGCCTGGTATAACCTAACAGGTTGCCCAATGTTATTAAACACAAGTCTAAACATTCGCGGAGAACCGATGGTAAACAATCGTAAGGATGCTGATCGTTTTGAACGTAAGTATGGTGTTAAGGTATGCAGTTAAGAAATATTGAGAATAAGATACGCGATATTGCAAGTCGTATTAGATCAAATAGTCTAGAAATTCAAGGAAACAGAAGTACATCTTTAGGCTTACTAATGAGTGTTTGGGAAGCAAAATGTTTAGGGTTAGACCATATAGATGTAATTGAGTTAGGAGTGGCAAACGGCGGCGGACTGTTGTCATTAATTGAACATTCTGAATTTTATAGAAATGAATTTGATATAGAATTTACAATAACTGGATTTGATGTTGGAAACGGGATGCCGCCGCCGGTTGATTACAGAGATCATCCAGAACTTTGGTTGCCGGGTGATTTTCGTGTTGATATCAACACATTACTTGAAAAGATTAACAATCGGGCAACCCTTGTAATCGGTGATGTTAAAAATACTATTCCAGAGTTCTGTAATGATTTCTCTGGAGTTTTAGGATTTGTTAGTGTTGATTTAGACCAATACACAAGTACAATAAATGCATTTCCATTGTTTCAAATGGATGCAAAAAGATATTTACCTGCAATGCCTTTATACTTTGATGATGTAGAAACTAGTTTTATGTTTAACCCGTTTTGCGGGGAAGAATTGGCGTTGACAGAATTTAACCAAAAAAATGAAGTTAGGAAAATCTGCAAAAAGTCTTCTATATATAATATTCCTAACTTTTATGCGTTACATGTATTAGATCATCCAATTTGTACAGGAAAAGAAACGCCGCTGTATCCGTTTTCGATGGAACCCTTTTAAAGATAAGTTTCTAATCCGCCGCGTCTGCGAATGTCTTGTGTGCAGCAACTAACACCACCGTCCCAAAAATACTGATGTCTTAGCGGGCTAACAATAGGGTTAATGCCGTGTTTCTCACAGAATTTAAATACTTCTTTGTTTTCTGCACTAAAAACAACGTTTTGTTCATCTAATACCAAGCAGTTAACGTCAAACACAGTTTCATTAATATAACCTAACCAGTGTGTTAGATAGTTATTAACATAATCTCTGAACTGTTCTGTTGGACGATCACCTTGTAAATACCACGACTCATCTAAACGGTTTTCTTCTTTAACACGTCCGATCATTTGTGCAGCAATAATAGAACTATCATTTAAACGTAAAAAGTCCCACCCTGGAAACTCTGCATCTAAATTTAAATCATCTGCATGATACGTGCTAAGAATAACACCAGGTTTTAAGATAGCAAACACAGCATCGCCGTGTCCTTCAGTGCGTGCTTCATGAAATCGATAATCCTGATCATTTAGTACATTTTGTTTAATCCATGAACTTTGTGCTTCAGTTAAGAATTCTGAATTGTCAAAAAATACGTCACGCCCCACACGCACAATGCAACTAGCACTCCCGCCATTTAGAATACAATTTTCATCATAATAATCGCCGTGAGGATTAATGACTTTGCCACCTTGTGCTTCGTAATCATCACAAATATGATCAAGTTCATGCATTCTCAATACACGTAATAATTTATCACCTAATGTAATTTGCCAATCTCTTGGTGTTAATGGTGGCAAAGGCGCTCCGCCATCTTGTGTTTGCCATTGATAAAATTGATCTTTTGTAATTTGTAATGTTGGGCGACGAACTGTAGCACCATATGTTTCGCAAACTTTTTGCAAGTTATCTAGATCTTCTTCAGTCTCACGTAACACACGTTGTAACTGATTGCGTACAGTATCATCCTGAATAAAATCAAAATATTCTGGTGGATAACAACGACCCACGATAACTTCTTCTAGTGGATCCCACGATGTATAGGCATTAATTGGATTCATTTATATCTCTTAAAAGTTTTAAAACTCTATCTTTTTTGTTTGACAAAAATAATTCTTGATTGTGAAGTATATCAGACTTACAGGCCATGTATATCTCACGTAACTGTTTGTTATTTAAGCTGATTAAATCTAATGTTAAATTAATCGCAGCGTCCCAACGTTTTGTTGTATCTGTAATATCGTCATAACTGTTATCGATTATACTTTCGAATGTTTTATATCCTAGTCTTCTAAGCAAACGTAGGCTTGACGGTCCGCCAAATATGATAAATGGTTGTGCATTCTTAATCGGTTTAAATGTTTTTTCTGTTAGAAACGCACCATAGCTTTGATCCACGTCCATGTGTGATTCTAGTACAATATTTAGGTAACTGCATTTGTAATGCTCCGGATACGCTAGTGTATGATTGTTGTGTTGAACTACACTTAGATCATCTGCGACAAACGGCAACTCTTTTAAAAATAAACGTGTCAGTTCACGCAACCCTGCGAACCGATCTACTTCAACGGGATTATCGTATTCGGTTTCGTCAGCAGTTATTTCGCTACTGTATCCAAAGTATCCTTGTTGATAGTTACCATGTTCCCATATTTTAGCCATTGTGTTAGCACGCCAGTACTTGTGCATTCTAACTAATGCTGTAAACTTTTTACCTCGCACACGTTCATGATACTCAACAGGATCGGTTTCTCTATTACGAAAGTTAAACAATAATTCGTCATCAACTATGTGAAAGAAATAAGGTATATCACGGCACGCACTATTAGCACTTGCAAACAACACTTGCTCCCTGGGTATACAGTATTTCTCACATAACTCTGTTAATCTATTGTTAATACGTTCGGGATTATCGCCTTCGCTGTAATAGAATAACACCTTTAATTTTTTTTGATGTATTTTTGTTAATACTTCTGGTTTAAACAAATTAAACCAATCAACTGCGAAATCAAAAAAACTAAGTGCAATTGGATATAATGTATTGTTATCAGTCGAATGAATATCTACTATCTTATATTCTATATTCCAGTAATCCATGTACTCAAACAACATCACTGGTTCGGAATATGGCCACTGTGTACTAAACTGTCTCCATTCTGGTGTATATGGTTTAGCACTCCACAAGGTGCAGTTTGGGTGCGGTTTAGAGAACCCAATAGCGTTTTTAGCAATCTTGTCTACGTAAAATTTATACATAATCTTGTTTGATTTGTTCTAGCATTGCAGTTAATTCTTCCCATAAAATCTTTTCAAAAGCACCGTTGTAAAAGTGATTGTAGTTATGTGTAGCAACCCTTGAACAATGCTCCCATAATTGTTGTTTTTCATTATATGATAAATTATCTATATCTTCAAGTAATTGCCCTACTTTCTGTATACGAATTAAGTCATCTTCTTCATCGTCGTAACTTTCGTCAATAAAATCTCCAAATGTTTTAAATCCGTAAGAACGCAGGTATTCTAAACTGTGTGCTGGAGCAACAAGTATAAAAGGCATTTCAAGCGCAATGGCTTTAAAAGTTTTTTCTGTAATATGTAAACGCTTGCCAAAATATATAGTTTCGGTAGGCACGTAAAACATACTATCCGTCGCAGCATCAAAGTTATCTAACCAGCACGATGACATTTTTTGAGTATCTTCATTGGTAAATGTAATTGGTAATTCTTCTGTAGATAGTACCTGAGTAATATCAGGAATACGATCCTGATATTTTGATGCAATGTGTGTAATGTCTGTATGTTCTACAGGACAGGTACGAGGAGCACTAATATGATTATGCTGTAAGTTACGCTTGAATACTTCATATAAGAATAACACGCGATGGTCGCGATGGCCGCCGATGATACGGTTAGGAGACATAAATGTTCTAGTTGGATTGCGAGTAACAGCACGCTTAACTAAAAATGTACGATCATAACCACGATACCAGTCTAATGCTGCCCAGCCGTGCCAGAAGTAGTAATAACTTCTCCATCCATACGTATCAATTAATTTATCAACAAATGCACCTTTTTCAGAAACAACAATCCCGCCTTGCGCCTTTGTGTATTTGTACCCCCATGATGGAGGCAGCATATCGATTGAGTGGATTAATGGATCCCAATAAGGAAAGGGTTCTGGAGGATCAGTAACCGGATACGGAGTATCTAATGATAGATCTGCATTACGTGATGCAACTTCGTCGAAGAGATTTTGATATAAATCTAAATCTACCGGCTCTTGATCGTGCATAAAGATAAAATCAAATTCTTTATGCCAATCATCGTAACCGTGATTAAATAAACAATCGACACTAGTATGTCCGGGTGGATCACAATAAAACATTCGTACACCGGGAGCATGTTCTTGCAACCAAGGCCAAAATGTGTTATCATATAGCTCATCAATTCGAATCATAATTTATAATGTTTGACGTATTTTATATTGGACCAAAACCAAATCAATTTGCTCACGAGCGTGAAGTAAAGACTTTAGAAGAAGCACAAGAGTTAAGTAGAACTAGATACTTCTGGATCATACATTACTTATGTGACTATTCTGAGTTTGATTTTCTTTGGGAGCCTAAGCCGTGGGAAGCACATCAGCGACACGTATATGCTAGTCAATGGAATAAGGATTCGGGTACTTGTCTATGCCCTAAGGGAGGATGGACAGATACACAATATCATGCTGGGATGACTGCATATCGATTGCCTAGCAAAGATAATTGGGATAACACAGAAGTTGACGGTTTTGATTATACATGGCATCCTGATCCAACAGAGCCGCCGTACATTTATCAATTTGGTACGCAATGGCAAAAGACCGGTGGACCACGTTATGTAATGCCAGGTGCAACGGTAGTAAAATATGTTCGTGAAAATCGCATTACAAAAACAACCATAGATGATAATTGGATTATTCCTGATGATGTTGAGCTTGAAGGGTTTGATTATACATGGCACCCAGATGCAACAGAACCAGCATATGATTATCAGTTTGGTACACAATGGCAAAAGACCGGCGGTCCTCTGTACAAAATCGAAGGTGCAATTGCAACAAAGTATGTAACTCAAGAACGTGTTAAAAGTATCAGTGTAACAAAGGATGTTTATCTAATAGATCATGGCAATCCGGAAACAGAAACAGTTAAGAAACAATTAGAATCCAAAGGGCTTACAGTTAAAAAAGTTGCTCGCTTTATTAGCTCGTACAAAGGAACATTGCAACGTATATTATCTCGTGAAGAACACGATTATGTTTGGGTATGTTCTAGCGTTTGTGATTATTCTAAATTTGATTTTTCCTGGCATCCGGAAGTATGGCAAGGCACAATGTTACACGTTTTTCCAAGCGATGGCGAAAAGTTTGGAGACACATTTTTAGTAAACACACCAACATTTAATAACCGCATTGCTAGAGCTGAATTATTAGAATGGTATGATACCATACATTTTGTTGACAGTATAGATGTGCCAAGATGGTCTATGCCAATAGTTCATACCAACGGTAACTCCATTGTAGATGCTGTTAAGGCGCATACCTTTTTAGAGCCATTAACCTTATTTACTGATCGTCCTGTAGACAAAACACCGGTTATTCCACTATGGAGAGAAAAAACACGCACTATTGTACCGTTTAGCACTGGAAATAGTGTTGTAGTAGTACCTAGAGACGCAAAAACGGCGATTTTAGAAGAATTGTACGATTATCCATATATTGACAAAACATATAGTAGAAATTTAGTTGATAAACCACTAGATGTTGTGTTTATTTCCAATGGTGAAAAAATTGCCGAAAAAAATTGGGAACACCTGCAAAAGATATTGCGTGGTAAACCTAATAGATTAGTTCGCAGTGATGGCGTTGACGGTCGTGTTGCAGCATATCAAGCAGCATTGCGCATAAGTGAAACGCCGTGGGCGTTTTGTGTATTTGCTAAACTAACTGTAGATGAAAACTTTGATTGGTCATGGCAACCGGATCGTATGCAAAAGAACAAGCATTATATTTTCCATGCTCAAAATCCCATTAATGGGCTAGAGTACGGACACATGGCAATGATTGCATATCATAAAGAATTAACTTTACATAACGAAGCACAAGGTCTTGACTTTACAATGGATCAAGAACACGAAGTGGTTCCTGTATTAAGTGGAGTTGCTAACTATGCAGATGATCCATGGACTGCCTGGCGCTCTGCTTTCCGCGAAGCAATTAAATTAAAAGACGCAAAATCTACAATAGACACAGAATATCGTCTAAAGCAATGGCTAACCAAAGGCGAAGGTGCAATTGGATATTGGAGCAAGCAGGGAGCAGCTGACGGTGTTGCTTACTATGAAAAGGTTAACGGAAACTTTGATGAACTACGCAAGACGTATGAATGGAAATGGTTACAAGAATACTTTATTTCTGTACATGGTGTAGAACCCGATCTGCTATAAACTCCACTTCATCGCCAGACAAGTCGGGGTAGAAAGGCAAACTTAAAACACGTCTACTTAAACTGCTCGCAACGCTCATCATGTTTGGTCCTTTATATTTTTCGTATTGCTTTAACTCGTGTAAAGGTTTTTCATAATGTATGCGGGTTTCAATACCATCTGTTGCTAGATTGACTCTTACATGATCTCTGTTATCAATTTCAATAACAAATTTCTGTAGTGCGTGATTTCCCATATGACTCAATAATACACGCACTGGTGTATCTGAGAAACGATATATCCAATATCGAGCAATAGCACGTCTGCGTCCTTGCCAATGTTGTAAATAATTTTTACGAACTAATAGATGAGCTGCTTCTAATTCACTCATGCGTGCGTTTGTGCCTGCAAATGGAACATGATGTTTACCGTGATTAAAGTAACCTTTTAACCATTCATACATAACTTCCGAATTAGTTACAATAGCACCGCCGTTACCTGTACTTGGTAAGTTTTTAGTTGGATCAAAACTAATAGTAGTTGCTAGACCTTGATGCCTGCAATCATCCGCCAACCAATGTTGTGCCCCATCTTCAATAAAAGGAATATGCGGAACATCACATATTTCTTCTCCGTATAGACCAACCCCAACAGCAATACCTTCTGTGCTACCATCCACATGTTTGTGCCATTCTACTTGTCCGCTGCGATTACAATCTAAAAATTCAACATCCCACCCAGAGTTAATAAATGCATTGGCAGTAGCAGGAAATGTTAGTGTAGGAATTAACGCACGCTTAACAGGAATATAATTAGAACGTTCGTAGTATTTTGCAATTGCTTCTAGTGCAATAGTGCCTGAATGCGTAGTGATTGCGTATTGCGAGTGAGTTTTATGTGCTAACCACTGTTCAAACTGTTCTGTATTTTCGCCAGCCATCCACTGCCCACTAGCAAGCACACGATCTGTCGCTTCTAGTAATTCATCTTTTAAATAAGAGTGTTGGCGGTCAAGCCCGAAGAAGGGAATTTTGAATCCACTCATAGTAAATGGGGAATCCTTGTTCTATGTTAGTACGTGGTTCGTAGTTAATTAAACGATATGCTTTGTCTGTGCTTAGGTACCCACGGGATGGCATACTCATATCACGCTCGCGCACATTAATATCGCCTTTGCCTACAATTGCCTTGACAAGTTCGGCAGCACGTAGGATAGTGTCCTCTTTGCCGCGTGTGATATTAAATGTTTCATTCATCGCAAGCGGATGCGTAGCAGCAAGCACAATACCGTGCGCTACATCTTCTACAAATGAAAAGTCTAGTTTTTCATTCACACCATTTACATTAAGTGGTTTATCCTGGATGGCGTTCATAAAGAATTTGCTTACTACACGATCCTCAACATCACGAGGACCATACACAGCACTTGGACGTACAATAGCATAATCCATGTCGTGCTTGTCTGCGAAGTGTTTGGTTAATAGTTCACCTGCGTGCTTATAGGCAGCATAAATGCTGCCTGGCTTACAAGGAGCATCTTCGGTTACCCCTCCCTCAAAATCACCATATACCATAGATGAACTAATGTAAACAAAACGTTTAACACCTGTATTAACTGATGCAGTTAACAGGTTTTCTAGTCCGTCGATCATAGTATGACGAGCCATTAATGGATTGGTGTTTACAATTTTAGCACGTGGAAAACTTGCTAAGTGGATAACAACATCTGGTTTATGTCTGTTAAAACTAGAGTTAATATGATTAGTGCTAGAAATATCCCACGGACACATAGTCGGATGACCCATATATGTAATACGTTCATCGATTAACTTTTGATGTGCTTTAGGTTCTAAGATGCCATATGTAGTCCAGTTATCCAGGACGATACATTCGTGACCTAGATCTCGTAATTCTTTGACTACGTGGTGCCCAATAAACCCAGCACCACCTACAACCATTGCTCTCATGTTATCCCCAACGCAAATTAAAATAAGTTGCAGCAGAATCTTCTACTTCTGCTTCTACGCGAATAAGGTAGCTCAAACCGTCAGCTTGATCTGAAATACTATAACGTATATCTTTAGAATTGTCAAGAGCCCATTGTCCTTGCTCTGTGCCTTTAAGTTTGCTCTCAACAATCATGTTAGCAACGAGATCAAGATTATCCACATCGCCGACATTAAATTCTAGAATTTTAATGCGGGTCATAAAATTCTTTAATTTTTAGTTTTAGAACCCAACACAATTGAAGTTATGACGACTGTCGTTAATCCTTATAATTGATTGTTCTAACGTTTTAATACTATTATCTTGATGTAACATCCAATTTGCTAGCAACTCATATTCACTAAACCAAATTTGATTTCCAATGAAATCTTGAGAAAACTGATCGTACATTGCTAATAGCCAATATTTGCCATGAATAGATTCAATTTTATTTTTAAGACTGCTCCACAATTTAGATGTAACCGGCATAAATTCAGTTACGTAACAGTGATTATCGAATGGTTCTAAGTTAGTAAAATCCTTAAGATACTTGTAGTATTCTGGAGACTGTTTACGGTTTGGGATGTAAAATAGTACAGGACTACTATCGTCAAAATATGTATAATTATTGATAGCAAATGTATCACAATCTTGAATTAACATTCTGTCTTCATTAATATAATCCAATGCTAATAATTTTATAAATTGTTGTGTGATCCAACCTCCAAATTTATAAAAATCAATATTTAAGTCATATAGTTTGAAGTGGTTAAACAATACAGTATCATTGAATACAGTAAAGTTATTTCCGTTATACCCTAAATTTACTAGTACCTTGTGAAGATCAAATGTTAACTCATTTGGCCCACAAAAAATATATGTATGATCAAAATTAGGAGATAAATTTGCGTCATAATCGAGCACTTTAAATAAATCAGAAAATCTATTTAATCCTACAAACATCAGACGAGAAGGATTTTTCATTTTTATGTCATACCGCCATTGGTGCTTTGATAGGTGGATGACATTCGTAATTTTGAAGCTGAATGTCATCCATTGTAAATTTGTCGATATCTATAATTTCTGGGTTAAGCCATAACGTTGGGAGTGACAGTTGCTCTCTAGATAATTGTTCTTTAACTTGATCTAGATGATTGAGATAGATGTGAGCATCACCAATTGTGTGTACAAATGTGCCTGGTGTTAAATCGCATACTTGAGCAATCATGTATGTGAGCAAACTATAACTAGCAATGTTAAATGGAACGCCCAAAAACATATCTGCTGAACGCTGATACATCTGACAACTAAGTTCCCCGTCATCACTTACATAAAATTGGCTTAGTACATGACATGGTGGTAGTGCCATTTGATCTAGTTCTCCAGGATTCCAAGCAGTTAAAATATGTCTGCGACCAAATGGATCATGTTTAATGCCTTTGATTAAGTTTTGAAGTTGATCTATTTCTTGATAGTGACCAACTTCTAAATCTGATTCATTGGAATAATTATTAAACTTACGCCATCCACGCCATTGTACACCATACACACGACCTAAATCGCCGTCGTATTTTGCTTTAGGTTTCCAATAGTCTGCTTCTGCGTTAGCTGTCCAGATAGTTTTCTTTTCTAGATCGCGTGTGCCGTGTAGAATCTCTGCCAGCCTGCGTTCGTCACCCGACCCTTCGATGAACCATAACAACTCTGATACAACTGCCTTCCATGCAAGTCGTTTGGTGGTTACTGCTGGAAAGTGGGCACGAATATTGTAACGAGTTTGTAGACCGAAAATGCTACGAGTCCCAGTGCCAGTACGATCGGTACGATCCTGTCCATTACGTAATACGTGTCCAAGCGCATCTAGATATTCTCTCATTGTTTTCTGTTTAATACCTGAAATGTGTGATCATCAAACTTCTCTTCGTGTACAATCTTAAAGTTTTCATAAATCTTATCTAAGTCAACATGCGTATCACAAGCATAATCGCCTGGAACACGTGTTAAAAAGATATAATCTAAATCATCAAACACACTATTGATTAATCCGGCACCACCAATAATCCATGCTGTTGGTGTTGCATGTAACATTGATGTATCGTACATATGAATAACGTCATTGGGCAAATCTAAGTCGTCTCTGCTACTGATAACAACATTGCGACGCTTGGGCAAAGGAGTAGGCATATCTGTAGATTCCCAAGTACCTCGACCCATAACAACAATACCATTTTCGGTGAGTTGTTTAAATCGTTTTAGGTCGACAGAAATTTTAGGCCACGGCATGTGACCATCTTTGCCCAATCCACCTGTGTCATCAACTGCGAAAATTGCCTTCATAAATTTTTTAGAAAGTGTTCTGTTTCGGGTTGAATAATATCAGCAACAGCTTCTAGATCCAAAAAGAAATCTACTTTACGAATATCATCTTGAAAATCAGTAAGAGTTCTAGAAATAATTATTTCAATTTCTTCTGGGTCTAAACCGCTTTCTCTAAGCATTCTAACGTTGACAGTTTTTTGCTTAGGCCCAATGTCACCATAAAGTTTAATTACAAGTCGTTCAATACATTCAACCGGAACATTAGTTTTATCAATGTTATCGATTATATGTTGCCATCTGTCGTAGAAGTCCTCGCTTAGGTACATTTATTGTTCTCATTATAAAGAGGACTACTATTATGCTTTGGCTTTAGTAGCAACACGCTTCTTTGCCGTAGCCTTCTTTTTAGCAGTAGCACGTTTTGGTTTAAGAGCAGGATTCATTGCATATGCTTCTGCTTCTAAACGTTTGCTTTCTGCAAGTAACCCCTCGGCTTCAGTTGCCATTTTTTGGCTTTGTGTTAAGAGATCATTTGCGATACTAGCATCACTCATTGGATCGTCGGTTACGACATCAGTAGATTTCAATGCTGTTGGGTCTACCAAGCCTGCATTATCATCCAGATCCTTCATTCTTTTAGCAGCATCTTCACCAGTGGCCATGTCGTCGAGAATCTGATTAATTTCATCTAACCGTGCGCTACTCTTGGCAGTTGGTGTTAAAATCACCTGATTGGTCTGAACCTTTTTAATAAACCCTTCTGCGTGCATTGCTTGCAAGATTGAACGACCGTCGGGTAACAGATTTCTAAAAAGAATGTCTGCTAATTCTTCTGCTGCTTGGCCGGCCGGACTTTCTAAATTTTCCATGATGGAATCATGAAAATTACTTGGCAAATTATCTGTATATGATACTAATGCCATATGACCTTCATCTGGTACTTTGCGGTAAATTATAACTACTTTACGGTCGTTATGTTTGCCAATGTGTTTTAAAAACATATGTTATTCCTCTGAGGAGGTTGTTTCCTCGGTAGTTTCTACTGCTTCTTCTTCTGCTGCTGCTGCTTCTTCTTGTGGTGCAAGGCTAGTCAAGAAAGCATTCAACTTATTATATACACGTCCGATAACCTCCATTTCTTCAGCACGGAATGCGCCGCGTTGTGCAGCAACAGCAATAATTTGACGTAGACCTGCTAAATCACCAACGTTTAGACCAACATTGTTTGCAGCATCTACTGATTCTTCAGCAGCTTCGACAGTATTTTCTTCGCTCATTATAAATCTCCTTGTGTAATAGCGTGTGTGTATTTAACGGCGTAGTTAATGGCCGTTATTTTTTTGTTTGCTTAAAAAACCTAAAGTAAAGTATGTTGCCTCAGCAGGGTCTTCGAACCCAGCATATACTTTAGATAACAGTTTATTTCCTTGACGCACGGCACAGGTAACAACACTATACCGCCCGGCAGTATTTTCTTGAATCCACACTTCGGCTTCGCCATGCATAAAAATGTCTACATTGTCAATACTAACACGAGCAAAGTGTGCTGGCATCCAGCTTACTCTACGTGTTTCAAACCAATCTCTGGGATCAATGCTCGTCATAATAAACAGTAATACCAAATGGTGCTTCTACATCACGAGTACCATGTACAATCCAAAGTGTATCGCAATAATCTGGATCTCCCCAAGATCCCCAAGGATAACCGTCGGTGAATACAACAAGACGCTGTGGTTCGATTGCTTCCTTCTTCAAGTAATTAAAAATAGCAGTGAAATCAGTGCCGCCATAGCCTTGAATATCGTAGTCTTCTACGTTGTCTAGTGTTTCTGAACTATAAGTCACAGGATTATAAACATCAGTATCAAAAGTAAACAAGTGCAAGCGGAATTGCTCAAACTCTTCCATAATACCTTTAACTTCACTTAAAAAGTCACGCAGCATCGATTCCGCAATTGATCCAGAAGTATCAATGGCAACTACAACATCAGTTGTTTCGCCATTGGTCATGCCAGGCATAACTGAGTCCATGTGCCAAGTCTTGCGCCCCGGGCGCATCCAGCTAAAATCGGTTTTGATAGTTGACTGAATATGCTGACGCAACAGTTCGCGCCAGTTCATCTTTGGCTCAGTAAATGTTTTAATTAAACGTTTTACACCTGCAGGAGTATTTCCTGCACCTGCTTGTTCAGCAGCACTTAACATTGCTTCTTTTAATTCTTCGCGAATCTGGTCGCGTTCTTCTTTGCTTAGTTTAGGCTTGCTGTTGCCTTTACCGTCTTCACCTTCGGAGTCTCCGTCGAGGTGTTCATCGATCATTTGGTCCAGTAATTGATTGATATCAATTTTTTCGGCATTCTCATAGAGCTTGTCGTAGATTTCTTCAGAACACATGCCTTCGTACTTTGGATCGTACAAACAAGGAACAGTGGTAATGCGCACCCCTACTTTGGATTTAATCAAGTCTGAGTTTACTGCATAGTCGTCTGCAATGTTCCATAACTGCGGATCTCGGTCACCACGCCGGCCAAAATGGTCATAACAGCAATGCAGCACTTCGTGTCCAAACAGAAATTCTAGTTCTTTGGCTTTGAGCATTTCTACGAAACGGCTATTATAATAAAAATTACGTCCGTCAGTAGCAGCAGTAGGACACCAATCGTCTGCGTTAGTTAACTGTAGACGAGTTGCCATATTGCCAAAGAATGGAGAATTAAGTAGCAAACCTACACGAGCACCAATTAGTTTTTCGCGGCTGGCACGATCGACAGCAGGATCGGTCGGTCCAATTAAGTTGTCAAACTTCTTGTCTTCTTTGTTCTGAGTCGTGCCAGCAGCCATTTTTGGAACTCCGTTTTTGTTAACTAATGTATATATTATACTTAACTTTAGTTAAAAAGTCAATGTGACAATGGGGCAAAAATGCCCCAATATCTTTTTAGTTATTGGCGTTTAAAATGTATTTGCCGTACTTTTCGTGGAACTTGTCAAAATTCTTGAGTTTAGTAGGTTTGAATGGTAGTTCATATGTGGTAAGTGCGACGCGAGCACCCATTACAACCAGTTCTACTTCAAAATTATCCATCATAAATCCAAAGAAGTTGTCAGCCATGACATGGAACGATTTTTCATCAACACCCTTGTCGACGGCGTCTTTGAGTTCATAACACATACTAGTTACCAGAGAATACATTGCCGATACTTCCTTGGTTTCCAGTTCTTTAACCTTGCCGGCAAGAATGTCTTCTGGCTTAGGCAATTTGCCTGCAACCTTGCGGTGCGCCATAAATTTGAGCGCAAGGCCTTCGCCCACTGCACCAGCAACCAAATTGGTAGTAGTTTTTTCATCTGGGTTATCTTCAAGAAGTTCGCTTACAAACGTCCAAGAACGTGGCGTAGCAAATGCACGCGAACTCGACTTACTATCGAAGTCATACAAGTCTTGTTTGGCAAACGAAATGTAACCAACAACGTCTTTGTGAATTTTGTTGGCAACAGCCCAGTCCAGCCAGCTATCGTAGTCTACCTTCATTTCAAAGTGTACAAAACGGTTGCTCAATGGCATCGGCATACGATAGGTAACACCTTTGTCACTTTCGCGATTACCAGCCGCAACAATCACAACATTGTCTGGCAAACGATAGTTGCCGATGCGACGATTGAGTACGAGCTGGTAAGCCGCTGCCATAACACTCGGAGCACCCGAGTTGCACTCATCGAGGAAAAGCACAACAACCGGATACTGGCTAGCCAGTTCTTGTGTAGGCAAATCAATTGGTGGAGCCCAGTCCATGGTACCGGTATCTTTGTTATAGAATGGAATACCACGTAAATCAGTGGGTTCCATTTGACTCAAACGCAAGTCAATCATGTAACCATTAAGGTCCTGGGTCATTTCTTCTACAAGCTCTGACTTACCGATACCCGGAGGTCCCCATAAGAATACCGGACGCTTCTTGTTGAAGCAGTGCATAATAGACGTCTTAGCGTCTTTGGCGGATAATGTGCGTCCTTCGGACATATTGTGCTCCTTGTCTTTGAGTGTAAAGTGTAAGTGCCTGGAAAGTGTTATGATTTTTCGTTAACTTACCCTTGTATTATAATGGCACAGAAGCCCTATGTCAACACGAACATGTTGATTTTGATGTCGTATTTTTACAACAACGATGCGCTAGATCATTGAATATAGCAGTTTTTCTGCTACTGTATCTCCATAACTTTTCTTTAGATCGCGCTTGATACCGCCCCAGTCTGCCCAAATTGGGTAGCGAGCGATGGTGTTGTTATTAATAATGCAACGAAGTTTATCACGGCTAACTGCGTGGAATTCATTGTTGTGCTGGGCTTCTGCCAAGACGGTATCCCAACCACGGTTAAAAACGGTGGCAAAATCATAGTTCATTTTTAATGTTTCCTCCTAGGTTAAAAGAATATTAACAATGCTATTTACTTTAATTTGTCCAGAAAGGATCGTTAACTGATAATTTTTTTCTTATAATAATGTGTATACTTTAATACTTTTTAATATTCTATATAAATAGAATAACTTTTTGTCTACATTTCGATTCGCGTCGGGGTGTGGATTTTTTTATTCTGAAATAAAAGGATGTAAAAACAATGGAAGCGAAAATGTGGAACGCTCAAGGTTGGGAAACAATTGATAATAAAACCGATTCTCAGCTCGAAAGCGAATTTTCTAGTATGTTAAATGAAGCAGGATTCAACGTCCTAAACTATGTTGAACATGCCTTTGAGCCATTTGGCTGGACAGCTCTATGGCTTTTGAGCGAGTCGCATTTTGCGATTCACACGTTCCCTGAAGAAAATAAATTCTACTGGGAATTAAGTTCATGTATTGAACAAAAATATATTGATTTCATCAGAGCAAAAGGAGCACACGATGGCGTTTGAATATTGGGGTTATCATGTAATGCTTGACTGCCGTGCAGGCGAA